GTGCCAAGTGAACCACTTCAACACCATCGCCGAGGCCATCTCGGCAGTGAAGAACGGCATGCGCGTCTGCTGGAAGACTGGTGCCTACCAGTTGAAGCAGGACAAGAACGGCAAGTGGTTCGTCCACTGCATCATCAACGACGACTGGGCCTTGCTCTTCTGGGCTGACGGCGTCACGTCGAGCTACAAGGCGGAGGAGTTCTTCGTCTTCTGACCCTGCCACACAGCCTCCAGCCCTCACGGGTTGGTGGTTGTAGGCAAGGCCAACAACGGGCTTGCGTAACCTCAACTGGTGTATTACACCTACTCACAAGGAGTCACTATGTACCAACTGCTGGGCGTCAACACTGACGCCAAGACACCCAAGGGAACAGCCCTCGGCTACCTCACAGGAATCCTGTACCTCGCCCCGGGCAATCTGTCCGGGTTCGAGGTCTGCCCGTGGCGCAACGCTGGTTGCACCGAGGCGTGCCTCAACACGTCCGGTCGCGGCAAGCTCGCCAACGTCCAGCTGGCTCGCATCCGCAAGACCCGCTGGTTCTTCTCTCAGCGCGACGACTTCATGAACGCACTGAACTACGACATCAAACAACTGAAGCTCGATGCTGAGCGCGACGGCCTCAAGCCATGCGTCCGCCTCAATGGGACGAGCGACATCGCTTGGGAACTTGGTCAGCACAGCATCATCAAGAAGCACCCACACGTACAGTTCTACGACTACACCAAGTCGGCGTATCGCGTTGGCAAGATGCTCAAGGGCGACCTCCCTCCCAACTACAAGCTCACGTTCTCCTACAGCGGGAGCAACAACGAAGACTGCCTCGACATCCTTGCCCGTGGCGGGAACGTGGCCGTCATCTTTGAGGGTGAGAGGCCCTCTCGCTGGAACAGCTGGCCCGTCATCGACGGCGACTTGCACGACCTGAGGTTCATCGATCCTCGTGGCACGGTCGTTGGACTCAAGCCCAAGGGCGAGGCCAAGAAGGACACCACTGGGTTCGTGGTCAGACCGCAGATTGAGCAGATGGTTGCAGCATGATCGACATAGACCCATCAGTCGCAGCTGATGGGTTCTGTCGGCAATGATGCCGAGTAGAAACAACTAAACACATAATACACATGAACAGCATCGACTTGAAGTCTATCAACTGGGATCTAACAAACAAAGAGATCGCTCAGTCACTAGGTGTCACACCGACTCTGATATCGTACTACAGAAAGCAGACGCATCTCCGCAAGTTCAAGCGCGAGAAGTACCGCATCGACTGGAGCAAGGTTGACTGGACCAAGCCGGACTACCAGATCGCCAAAGAGAACAGCGTGACCTGCCCTCCCGTTTGCACGGCTCGCCGCCGCTTTGCTCCTGAACACCTCAGGCATGCGAGCCCCAGCCCTCAAGGACTCAAGCGTTACCAGCGCAAGCTGGACCTCGAGCGTGCTGCCAAAGAGGCGGCTGCAATGCGAAACGCTGCGGTGATCTACACTGCCGACCTGATCTCACAGTCGATGATGCAAGATCAAGAGCTCGCGAGACAGAAGGCTTACACGGCATCGTCACTGATCAGCCCTAGCATCACAACTGTCCGAAAGCCTGACGCCCCGAAGACAGCCCAGCCCTCATGGGTGAAGCGCAAGCTGATCGCGATCCGCGACTGGCTGTTCAACCTGTGCGTGTCGGTCGAGAAGGAAGCTAACAAGTAACACGACACCGCAATGATTTCAGACGACGACTTGTTCAAGCTCACTAAAGGTAAGCTCGACTACAACGCACAGATCATCATGTCCACCATCGATAAGATGGAATCGGAGATCAAGGAGTTGAAGGCAGCCACAACGATCCAGTCCATGGACAAGATGAACCTGCATCTCAAGGCAATCGTTGACTCCTCAGTTGGATGTCGATCACGCCTCCAGTTCATGCGTGGAGTCTGGTCCTACTACAAGGATCTCAAGCCAAGGGTTTCAAGGACATTCGATGAAGGGCTTGCTTAAGCTCTTCGGGATACTGGTGATGTGGATAGCTGAGATCTACATCGTTATCACAATACTGAGAATCATAATACAATGACTTCAGAAACTGCGTATCAGGGTCATGTGATAGACATGACTCCGTCACAGCTTGAACAGCTTGCTGTGACATATCACAACAACGACTTCCCAGGTCGACGCCCAGCAACAATCCACTTCTCAAAGCTGTGGATACACAAGTGGTTGTCATGGATGAAAGGATGCCATCACAACCGAATCACATCGGAGAACCTGCAGACCTACTGCACCCGGCTCTTCGAGAACTACAAGCCGCGCACCGCTCAGGAGTATTGGAACTCTGTCAGTCGGTTCCTGCGGTGGCTTGAGACTACTGGTCGAGTGGCCACAAGTCCGCACCACGCAGTGCGCAAGCCGACCGTCCGCGACGAGCGGAGCGTGAACGCCATCACCCACGAGGAGTACCTCAAGCTGCGCCACACGGCAGCCGGGCACTGGATGGACTGGGTTATCCTGCTTGGGTGGAACACGGGCATGTCCATCGCAGACTGCATGATGCTGCGTTGGGGTGACGTCGACATGGACAAGTGCTTCATCCGCATCAGGCGCGTGAAGACCGGGACCGAGGCGATCATACCATTCAGTCCAACAGACGAGCTTGGCAGGGCATTGCAGGCCCTGCGTGCTGAGTCCCCCAACGCCAGCCCAACCGACTTCGTGTCGGAGCAGGCAGGCAGCAGGGTCAACATGGACCGACACGTCATTGCCAGTAGTGGCAGCGACGCATTCAGGTACATCGCAGACAAGGCTGGCATCGATCGCAGCAAGCGGTTCCACAGCCTCCGCCACTCATTCGTCTCGATGCTGGCCAACAGCGGCATGAGCACCATCCTGGCAACCAAGGTCTCGGGTCACCTCGATCCGCGGGTCTTCTCCCAGTACGTTCACGTCGACACCAACGCCATCAGACAAGGCGTGTCCGAGGCTCGCGTCAAGGCGGGCGTTATGCAGGAGATCACGGTGGTCACCAATGGCCAGCGCGTCTCCCAGTCCAGCGCGTTCACATTCAAGCCTGAACGCATCTACATCGTGAAGAAGGGGCGGATCAACCTGCCGGATGGAGAGCCGGTGAAGTTCGTGAAGACCCTTGAAAACGCTGAAGGAAAGCGAGCAGTCACCATCCCATGCGACGAACGCGGCGAGCCCACCTGTGGGTTCAGACTGGTCGTTGACATCAGGGACGTGAGCGTCTTTAGTTAGCACGCGCTTCGTGCGCTATCACTAACCAAAAGGAATAACATGGCATCGTACAACAAGGTCGTCCTCATGGGCAACGTCACCCGTGATCCCGAAGTCAGGGTCACCCCCAAGGGCACCTCTATCGCAAAGATCGGGCTGGCAGTCTCCCGCAAGTTCTCCACTGAGAGTGGCGAGAAGAAGGAGGAAACCACGTTCGTCGACGTTGACTTCATCGGAAAGGTTTCCGACGTGGTCAGTAAGTACGTCAAGAAGGGTGACCCCATCCTGATCGACGGACGCCTCAAGCTCGACCAGTGGGAGGACAAGAAGACCGGTGAGAAGCGGAGCAAGCTCGGCATCTTCGGTGAGAACCTCCAGCTGTTGTCTCGGCCGTCCACACCTCCGACTGGTGGCGGCTCCAATGTCGAACGCTACAACCAGCGGCAGCTTCCCGTCACTCCTCGACAGGCGGCCGCTGGCGTTTCCAACGACGGGCCGAGCAGCGACTCGGACGACATTCCGTTCTAAAACATTCTGCTGTACACATCGGTTCTGATCGTGGTCAATGTCCTCGCCTATGGCACGCATCAAGTGGACTGAAGCCATGATCGCAGACCGCATCATGGAGAACTACCGCAACACCGGAAAGTTCCCGACCAACACCTATCTAAACGAGACTGGACAGGCTGACCTGCAAAACCAGATCACCAAGAAGGGTGGATTCATCAAGTGGTCTGAGCGTCTCGGGATTCCCCGTGAACACTCGGACTCCGACACCGGTTGGGATGGAGAGATCGAGGTGGCTAAGATCCTGCGCGAGCAGGGCTTCACTGTTGATCGACCGTCCGCCGTCAAGAGCCCATACGACTTGCTGGTCAAAGATGTCCTCCGGGTGGACGTGAAGACCGCCAAGTTCGCTAAGTACGGACCATGCTCAGGCTGGTTCTATCGCATCGGCAAGATGCCTCAAGCAGACGTGATCGCGCTGTATCAACTCGACACCAAGGAGGTCTACTGGATTCCCTGGAACCGGGTTCCCACCAGCAACATCACGATCAGCAAGTCGGGCGGCATGTACGCGCTGTTCCGAAACAACATCGACATCGTGCGCAGGATGCTCGCGACACGGGAAGCGGAGGACAAGTGGGTCACGGAGAATATTCTTCTGGAGTCCGCTTGATCACTCGTTGACACCGACCACATGGTGTACTACACCTAGTGCGTAATGGTTGATTGATTCGACTCTGCGATGACAAGCAGTGGCAGTCGGGAAAGACCGGCACCCGCAGTGCGCCCGAGGGGGAAGGGTCTTCTAGCCTCCTCACACTGTGACAACAACGGGCTAATTTTGCTGGGGTAAGCGGGGATCGCGGCGGCGGTGGTTCGCTGGTAACATGGTGTCCCTGCTCCGTAACCGCGTAAAACGGAGCGCCCCAGTGGTTTTCGTGGCGGGGTGTAGCAGCGGTAGCTAGGCTGCCTCATAAGCAGACGGTCGGTGGTTCGAGTCCACCCCCCGCTACCAATTTTGATCCATGGTGTAGAGAAAGCCGACGGGCATAAGACACACTGGGCCTAGGGTCCAGAGGTTCGGGTACTTTGGCTGATAGACGGTGGGGTGTTTGCAAGACTACTCACTGGAACCAACAGTTGAAATCCAGCCGTTCAATCCGATGGGTCATCCATTTACAGTCAGTCGCAGATGAAAGACTCGATCTCCGAAATGCTTCGCGCATTCCCTCCCCAGATCATCCGGCTCTTAGCGCGGGAGGGCAAGGGTCGAGGGGCCAAACGCCTCACGCATCACGACATCGCCAAGCGTAGCGGACTCTCCTATGAGAAGGTGCGCGACCTGTCGCTGATGAAGTCGTGGGCCAAGGTCTCCATCGGAGACGCTGACGCATTCATGCGAGGCTGCGGCGTCACACTCCGCAACCTCTGGCGTCACCGCTACTTCCTCCGCAGGTCTCTCGACCCGCGAAAGACTGTCAGCCCCCTGTCGTTCACATCGAGGCGGGGCGCAGCGCAAAAGCCCCCGCCGCCCGAGCTTTTGGTCGCAGCAGCCTTGAGCCGGACACGCTCTTCGGCTTCGAGATCTTCAGCTTCTTCGGCTTGAGCTTCGACATCTTGGTCTTGATCGTCCGCAGCGCCTTGGGTGTTGCGGAGCGGCGGACCTTCCTGAACTTGGAGTTCATTCGATCGATTGCAGTCTTCGGCTTTCCGCCAACCCGCTCGTACTCACCGCGGCTTCCCGATTCAGGCACTAGGCTGGCAAGCGCCTTGTTGGCGTCTTCAGCCTTCTGATAGGCAGCACGCTGGCTATCGCTCATGCGAGAGAGCAACCCCTCACGTTCGTCATCGGTCAGCTTTCGGCCGAACGTCTTCCGATCAACAGATCGGCCGGCGATCGCAGACTTCACAGCACCGTACGGATCGGTGCCTCCGGTCTTCTTCTTCTCTTCAGCGGCCTGCTCAAGCAGGCTTCTGGCCTCCTCGAGATTGCCACTGGAGGCAGCAGCCTCAGCCTTCTTGACGAGGTTGCTGAACTTGGTGGGCGTTCCACCCTGGCCGCCCTTGTCGGAGAGCTCCAGCGGGCCAGCAGCGACGCGGGCGGCACGTCCCGCATCGGCCGATGCATCTGCAGCACGCACCCCGGGCAGCCGGTTAAGCACAGCATCGGTTCCGGGAACCGTCTGGCGCAGCGTGTTGACCAGCGTTCCGGTCCAGTCGCCAGTCTTCATGCCGCTCTCGATAGCGGATGAGAACGTCTTGGCCAGCTGCACGCTCTGCGAGAAGCTGGCGATATCAGTCGGGGAGTTCCGGTAGGTTTGACCACCCACCAGATTGGCGATCGACTCGCCAGCGTAGGGGACCATCAAGCCAATCGACGCCGCGGCCAGCTTCGCGATGCTTCCGGGGGTGGTGTCTCGAAGCACATCACCAACTCGGGTCACTGCGTACGGACGGCCCTTCACGAATTCGTAGAAGAACCCGCGGATCTCGTTGTTCCATGCGCCAGAGATGGCAAGCACAGTCAGAAGAAGCGCCATCGAGACCGCTGAGTAAGCAGCGAAATTGATGTAGCCACGCTTCGGATCAACAGCAGTCAGGTTTCCAAGCGTACTGAAGTACCGGTTCACCCAGCTGGAGAACGTGAACAGGAAGTTGTAGATGCGACCCAACACGGTGCGACCCTGAATCGCCTCAGGCCGCATGCCCTCCATCGCGGCATTGGTCATGCCGAGAAGCTCGCGTGACACGTCCCGATTGAATCCCTCATCAGCAATCGGCGGGACGTCATCGATGCTAGTGCCGGCAGCCTTGGCAGCCTGCACCCGCAGCCAGTAGTCGTGCAGCACGCGCTCCAAGCCACCAAGCCCAGAGAACGCCTGACGCATGTTGACCAGAGTCTCGCGCTGCCAACCGGCCGCCTCGGCCTCAGCCTCGCTAATCAGGTTCTTCGGGTCGGACCAGTTGTCCCATCCGGCAGCGCCAGACGCCGCACGCTTCTCCATGATTGAGATGCCGGAGCGCATCACAAGGTTCATGGAGTCCTGAATTGACATGAGGTTGATCAGGTTTGCCACTCGATCAACCGAGGCCGGGATGTTTTGGATCGCCAGCGCGACGTGAGGCAGGAACCACTTCGAGAACACACTCTCGAGCATTTGCGACGTAGATCCCTTGGAGTCGGCAAACCCTTCAACAGGAGATCCATACCCTCCGAGTTGGCGGATGATTCGAGCACGCTCAAACACGCCCAATCGCGGAGCGGCGAATCCCTCGAAATTGGATCGAGCCTGCATCCTCTGAAACTCCTCGGTGCGCTCAGCGAACTTGCGCATCAGGAACATGGACTTGGACTTGTTGGCCTTGAGCCATCCAGACACCGCCTTGTTCTCGGAAGACAGCGCGGCAGCGGTATCCCAAGCGCCTCTGACAATCTGCAGCAGGCTCTGTTTGACCAGGCTCTTCGGCTTGTACCCCTGAAGATAGATGCTCGGAGTGAACTGGCCGGCGGTCACAGCCTGAGTGAAGTTCATGATCGCCGATGTCAGCTGGGCAACCAGCATCACTCGGCGAACCTGAAGCATGTCCTCGATTACGGTGGTCTGAAGACGCCCAACAGCAGGCTTCTCAAGCGTCTGCTTAAGAACATCGAGGCTGTTGTTGATCATCGTAACGAGATCTCTCAGCTGGCCTTGGTTCAGATACGCCTTGCCTGAGAGCACGTTGCGCTTCGGTTCAGTCCATTCGCGATTGAGATACCCAGCTGAACCAGTCCGGCTCTTGATCTCATCGTTGATCTTGGCGAGCTCAGCCTCGAACGCCTTCTTGGCATCACCCATCAACGCCAACTGGCGCATACGAATCGGCATCATGGCCGAGTGCGCGATCACGCCCTTGGCGCTGTCGCTCGACAGCGTGAAGTTGTAGAAGTTGGACGGAGCAACCATGTCACCACGAGGCTTGGTGAAGTTGTTTGATCCGCTGATGATCGAGTTAAACGAGTTGGCAGACAGTGCATCGGTCTTCAGAGCGGCAGTCTCTTCATCGCGATCAGAACCCTGAACCTGAGTCAGGTAAGACTCGACGAACTGACTGATCTCGTCGACCAGGCGCTGCGTTATCGCAGCCTTGCGAATCAACTCGTCGCCGACATCTGGAGCCATTGCGTCGATGTCGTTGACAAGATCATCCAGAGTTCCAGGCAGCTTGCCAGTGGACGCATAGCGATCTGCGAGTGCTTGGTAGATCTTCGCGTACGGAGAGTTCCTCTTGTAGAGAGGGCTCATCTCCGTGACGTGCTTGAGTGCAAAGTTGACGAACCACTTGCGATCCTGAAGAAGCGCAAGCCGGTTAGAGTATGCAGTGGATGCGCTAGTGCCGTAGTTGTACCACCGCTTCGCCATTTCGAGCACGCTTCCGGGAAGCTCGCTTCGATCCAGAATCATCGGAGTCGTGAACGCGCCACCCGCATAAGCGTAACGATATCGGGTACGCTTCTCTCCGTTCTGAATGAACGACTCCTGAACCAGAGTCGGATAGTACATGGCGATGCCGCCGTTCTCGGAACCGCGAGCCGCCTTGTAGATCGCGTCAGCGAACCGAGCCTGAAGCTCGGCCGCCTTCACATCCTCCTTGGTGATGACGTGGCCGAATGCGGTGGTGTCGCCAACCTTGAGGTTGCGACCAGTGCGCTCCTGATTGCTTCCGAGGAACTCGTTCAGAACCTCCTTGTCCCAAGTGCGAGCATCGAGACCGGGGTGGCTCTTGATAGCGTTGTCGACGGCAAGGTTGATCGCGTACTCACCGTACCGCGGATTCATGCGAGCCGCCTCAATGCCAGAAGCAACCGACATGGATACCTTGAGCAGGATTCGGAGCTCCTTGCCGACAGTGCCCGGCATCAAAGACAAGACGTAAGCGCGATCGATCAGCGGCGTAAGGATCGGGATTGCGACACGCAGCCGGTTGATGATGTCGAAGCTGTTGATCGCAAGCGCAGCGTCACCCATCGGGTTGGAGAACAACGTCAGCTTGGTGCGCATCCACATCAGCTTGTAGCGATCGATCGGGCTCAGCGGCTTCTTGAGCTCTGACTCAATCGCGGCAAGCGCACTCATCACAACAGCGTTGTTGTTCGCGTTGACGGCCGGATCGGCGCTGTACTCGATGGTGTACAGCTGAGAACCAATCTTGTAGGTGACCTTGCGGTCGCTCTTAGCACCCTCGGCACCACCGTAATCGCCAGCGTTGCTGGACAGGATGTTCAGGCTGCGGATTGCCTCCTCGTACTGAGACGAGAACTCAGGCGACGCGACAAGGTTGTCGTAAACGTCGAGCTCTTGAACCAACTTGAGGATCTTGCGCTCCATCCGGTTGATGGTGTTGTCGAGCAGTCGCGCCTCCTCGATGGCTTTAGACTGCTTCTGAAGCACTCGGCGATAGAGGCGAGCAAATGCGCGAGGGTTCACCTTGCGCTGCTTGTTGCCCGTCATTCCAGCGACAGCCTTCTCGAACGCATCCACAGAAGCCTTCACCCCGGCGATGTTGGAGTTGATCTTCTTGATCATCTTCAACGCGGGGATCAACCGGCGCATGGACTGAAGCGGCGTCTTGCCGGATGAACCAACAGTGAAGAGCGTGTTGATCGTCTCCGGCAGAACCTTTCCATCCAACATCTTGCGAGTAGCGATGATGTTGACGATGTCGTCGTTGGACTGAGCGTTGTTGAGCTCAGCATCCGTGACGCCTTCAGCAATCGCCGAGATCGCCTTGCGCATCTGGTCGGACTCCTTGTGCGTGCGGCGCACAATCTCAGACTCTTTCTCGATGGCTGTTTTTTGAGCAACGCTCAACGCGCCACTGACCGACTTCACGTCATCAACGTACTCCTTGTAGTCTTCGACAAGGTTGTCAACGACACCAGTGGTTGCAGCCACTTCAGCGTTTGCTGAGGCGAGGTTAGCTTTCAGTCCGTTGATCGAAGCGGCGTATTGCTGGCGCTCTTTTTCAAGCTCTTCAAGCACCTTGCTGCGTTCGTTCTCCACGTTTCTAGCCAGCTTATCGACAGCATGCGCAGCCTCGTGCTTGGCCTGTTCATCCTGCCATGTGGCAGTCGGCATAGAGGACAGCGGTTTTGGCGATTGCGATGCGCCAGCCTGTTCAACAAGCCAATTCAAACTGCGACGCACCTTGGAAGGAAGCGTTGCAATCTGAGCAACGATCGAAGCAGGGATCATCTGAGCCTGCGTCGCCGCCAAGTTCTCGATCGCGGCGATGTTGGCAGCGTTGAGTCCGGGTACAGATGTCAGGTCGTTCAGCTGCTCGGCGCTCTCAATCTGCGGTGCAGACATGAGCTCACCAACACCCTGATCACCCTCGCTGATGGCGACGTTAGGCGCGAACTGCTCGGTGCTCAGGTTGACAATCTGATCGAGCAGGGACTTCTGCTCACCCTTGAACCCGAACAGGCGGCCAATCAGGTTTAGGAACTTGGTCCACAGCGACTGGCCATCCTTGTCGACCACACCGTTCAGCGCATCACGGAACTCCTGACTAGACATCGACTCGCCAACGAACTCAGCGAGGTTGTTGAAGTTGGAGCCGTGCTCCTGCAGACCGTAGAAGCTGTTCGCTCCAAGAGCGTTGACGGCAGCGTCGCGCAACCGGCGAACCTCGTTGCGGAAACTCACGTTGGTGCGCAGCGCGTACACCGTGGCCGCGTGGACCGCCTCGTGCATGACCAAGTAGTCGTGCGACGCAGCAGACTGTCGGATGTAGATCGTGTCGGACTGAGGGTTGGAGTCGTAGAACGCGGCCTGTCCGGGGCGCGGAGCGACGCGATCGAACTCGGCGTCGGACAGCACAACCACACGGGCACGGAGCTTGGCCTTGAGCAGCTTCTCAGCGATGCCGCGCATCCAGCTGCTGGCAGCGTTGCCGGAAAGCACGGTGTTGATGGCGTCGGCCAGGGTTATCTCGCCCCGCTGGAGGGACTGGTTTCCGGTGTCTTGGGTGGCAGCGTTGGCAAGGAGAGCTTCGCCTTCAACGATTGCCGCCTCAACGCCATCGATACCCTTCTCATCGTAGATGTCTTGAAGGTTTCCAGATGCAGTGAGACCGACGCTGCCGAGAGTTTCCGCGATTTTTTCAGGTGTTGTACCCTCTCTTCTGAGTGCTTCAGTGACGCTTGCTGGCGCGTTGTAAATCAGTGACTTGAAGCCGCTGATAACAGCGTTAGTGAACTCAGCTGGAGTCAGCTGCCGACCACGCACAGCAGCCTCGGCCTTCTGGATTGCAGGAACAACAGCATCAGCAAGCGCCTCGACGTTCCTAAAGATGGACGCCATCGACGCAGCACTCTCCTTCTGGACAGGCTGAGCGAACTGCTCGATCGGCGAGCTCTCCTCTCCATCTTCGTCGACGGACGAGCTCATCGAGGTTGTTTTCTTTTCGACGAGTGACTTCTTGCGTGAGTTGCGAACAGCCCAGAGCAGGTTCTTCTTTGGCGAGAACCCAACAGGCGATTTGCTGTCGATGTTCTTGAGCACCCACTTCTTCAGGCCGCGATCGTAGTTTGTTAATACATCGTCTATTTCGACGTTGGCTGCACTTTGCTGGCCATCAATGAAGTCGAATGCGGTCTGCTGGTTGAACGCGGCCTCCATGGCCACGGACGCCCGCGTGCCAACCTGTTCACGAAGAGCATCCAACGCCTCCTCGTCAGCCTCGTTCTCGTTGAGAGCGCCCCTCATGAGCTCGGAGAACCTGGGCCACATGGGATGGTTCACACCATCCTCCAAGATCGCTGCCACATTCTCGTCGTCGGTCTGGGTAATCTTCGACGGGCGGCCGACCTTCTTCTTCTCCTCCTGCTTCACCGGCTCACGCTTCTCGAGTAGGTTGGAGTTGATCACCGGGTACACACCACTGAGCTCGATGTTGCCGATCTTCTGGGTGTTCGGAGCCTTCTTGGACAGCTGCGTGACGCGAACCTGCGGCACCCCGTCCTTGATGGAGTCGATGGTGCCAAGCACCTCGTTCTTACCGGCGGCGGTGCGCCAGCGAATGGTGTCACCAGCCTTGATCTCGGTGCCATCACTGTACTTGGGCGCGGCTACTGGTCCTTGGGGCGCGATTGTTTGCGAACCTGCTGGCCCACTAGGCGTTTGGGTTTTGGCGGGCTGGACCGGGGCCACAGCCGCCGCTGAAGGCGCTTGGATTTGTGTACCATTTGAAGAGACGACCGGGGCTGCAACTGGGACACCACCCACAGGAGCAGCCCCGGTTCCCACCGGTAGCGAGGATTCAGTCGGCAGGGAAGTCGGGGTAGCGGCGGCAGCGGCCTCCGCAGCAGCAGCCTCAGCGGCAGCCTTCTCGGAAGCAGCCTTCTCGGCGGCAGCACGGGCTTGGGCCGCGGCTTGCTCGCGGGCGGCTTGCTCTTGAGCAGCCTTCTCGGCGGCAGCCTTCTCAGCGGCAAGACGCTTGGCCTCAGCGCGTGCAGCAATCTCGGCTTCGATCTGGGCGTTGAGCTCCCTATCGCGCCTCTGGGCGTCTTCCAGCAGCGCCCTCAGGTTGGAGCCGGCATCAGGCCGAATAGGCTGGGGAACCTCGCCGCGAGCGCCCGGCCCGAATTGATTGGCCTGATTCTCTTCAAGCTGTGAGAGCCTTGATCCAACCCCAGCGGCAGCGCGGTTAGCGATGGCTTCATCTTTCTGGCGTTCATCAAGGAGGCGCAGCATCACATCGATGCCTGCGTCTTCCATCTTTTGAGGAACCTCACCACGGACTCCCGGGCCGTAACGGTTTTCCTGATCTTGCTCCAGTCTCGAAAGAGAACCAGCCACACCGGAAGCAGCGCGTTGAACAGCAAGGCTCTGTTCACGCTCGAGCTTGGCGCTCTCCTCAGCCATGGCTTGATCAGCCTCATCCATCCACGCTGGACGGGTGCGACCACGCTCACGCCCTCGAGGGGCAGTCTCAGAATCGTACAGCGATGAAGCAGGGTCGACCTGCTGGGAAGTAGCGGCTTCCTGCACTGGGGCTGCAGCAGGGATGATCGCCTCAGCAGCAGTGACAGCATCGAGAGCCTCCTGAGCCCTATCACGCTGACTCTTGGTGAGCCGACCCTTGGCCAGCGTCGAAGCCAGTCGAGCGGAGTTGAACCCAGCATCGATCAAACCGAAGCCGATCGCCTCGGTGGCCAGCTGCTCAAGCGACGGGGCTTGGTAGTCCTGCACACCGATTGCGGCACGGCCGAGCTCACCGGCCCGCTCCTCCAGCATTTCACCGAACACGCCGTTCCACTTGGTGGTGTTGCGAACAGCATCGAGGAAGTCGTTGCCCTCGAACATGCCAGGGTACTTCTGGGCAACACGACCCGCCACCGCCTGCTTGAGGCCAGAGGTCCAGTCGATCGTCTTGCCGAGACCAGCCTTTCGGGCACCGGCACCGAGCATGTCGGTGAGGAACCCACCAGACCGCTCGCTCAGCACCTCAATGAACTGGTCTCCGAGCGCCTTGTAGGCAGCCGTCATGAACGGGTCGCCCTGCTTGGTCTCGGTGAAGTAGGTGCCTTCAGGGGACTCCTCCAGGTCAAAGCCCGGGGTCATCCGCTCAGCGGTTCCCGACACGATGCGAGTAGCACCGGAAGGAATGGTCTGAGCAGCAGCGCCGGCAACACCTCGAACGATCCGACCACTGACCTTGTCGGCAGCCCAGTCTGCAGCTTTGCGGGTTGCCGTGTAGGCGGTCTCCTTGCCAAGCGCCTTGACGGCAGTTGCAGCAGCCTTGACTGCGGCCTTCTCGCCAGCGGTAGCAGCGCCGCCGGTCAGGGCCAGTTCACCAGCGAAGCCGGGAGCCTCGCCAAGAACTCGACCGACACCGTACGCAATCCGCTCCATCGTTCCGCGGCCCTCGGCCTCAGCGGCAGCCCTGTCTTCCTCGGCCTTGTACTCACGCAGACGCTGCATCTGCTCGTCAGAGGCGGTGCCTTCCCGGGCAGCAAGAGCCGCGCTCAGGACGCCGACAGACTTCACCGCCTCTTTTCCACCGCTGTAGAACGGAATACCGCCAGCCTCGAACCCGCGGCCGAAACCGCTGGTGAACGAGTCCCACACGCCCTGCTTCTCAGCAGCTGATGCGACCTGATCCTGCGCAGCTGATGGCGAACTGAAATAGTTCTGGTTAACGTACTGGTCGATTTGCTCATCGGACCAGTCGTCTCCGAACTGAAGGTTTCCGTGGCCTTCAACTGCAATGATCTTGGGCATTTGCGTGTAGGTCTTTTGTGCTGAGCGAAGTGATAAACGCCTGCTAGGACGGCTGTCAGCTACCGACTTACTGTTGCGTTCTGGTCATCCAATCCAAAGACGGAAGTTCGCGGTTCCGATACCCGCGATAGCCAGGAGAATAAGTGCCGGTCACATCTGCAGCAGAGTTCAGCGAATTGATGTACACGCTGTTTTTAACATCCTGAGGAAGACCCTCGAACTGCTGCTCGTAATTGCTCCAGTTGTCAGCCACAACAGAGCGCGGTCGCTTGTAGCGGTTGCTTGCGCCAACCTGCTCAGGCTCAACACCAAGAGCACTGGCCGCTCCAGTGTAGAACGGAGTTGTCAAAGCACCTGTAGCGCCAGCATTGGAGACAGTGCGCTCCTTCTGTTGCAACTCCCGACCTCGAGCTCTAAATGCTTCAGCAGGGGAAGGGGGGCCAAACTGTTGAGATTGATCAATCGGCTCACCCTGATCCTGGGGAGGCGCAGACTGAGAGACAGGCCGCTGACGACCACCCCGATTGAGCACTCGAGTCGGAGCGGCATTGGTAGGAGCAGCGGTCGGCGATGACATGCCCTGACCCCGAGGCACGTCGTAGCGGTCATCACGCAGAATCTCGTCAACTCCAGGACGAGAGCCAAAGCGAGCGTCAACAACACGTCGAGCCACGTTGCTGAGTGCTTCGTCATACGCCTGATCTTCAGACAAGCCTTGAGCTTTCAGTCGTTTTTGTTCAGCGAGAATCTGCTCAGTGCGATTGCTGTTAGGCATCCACGACGAGAAACCACTGGCCTCTGATTCAAAGTCCTTGTTCAGCTGATCCATGGTGGAGCCATAAGCACTGCGACGTTGGGCGTCCTGCTCCTGCTGATAGGACATCCGCATGAGACGCGCATTCTCGCCGGCAGGGTTGGTAGCAGCACGAAACTGCTGCAGCCCCTCAACACCGCCTTGATCGAACGCAAGCTGTTCGGCACGCGGGAGTCGATCGTACTGCAGCTGAGCCGCCTTAAGCCGGTTGGCAGAGTCGAACCTGTTGGCTCCGGCCAGGATATCAGTGCTTCGGACGCCAGCCTCAGCGCCGAATTCACCTGCCTCGGCCATGCGGCGGGTATTTGCTCGAGACGTGCTGAAACCTTCCATTCCAAGGCGCTCGCCAGACTGAATCCGGTCAGCCTCATTACGGGTCAACCCAGTTCGATACGTACCCATGCTCTCGGTGTCGAGTCGACGGCTTCCGGCATCGGTCTTTCCGATTTCAACCTGACCCTCGCGAAACCGGTTCAATCCGCCGACGTTTTCACGACCGGTCTCACCCTCGTACCGGCGAGTCCGGGCGTCTTCCATGCCGATGTCGACTTGGCCACGACGATAGTCGTTCATGCCCGACACGTTCATGCGGTTGATGGCCAACTCCTCCATGCCACGACGATCGAGAGCCTCTCCCTCGCGACGGCGGAGATTGGTGTTGGACACCTGATTGAGGAAGTTACGGTAGGAGTTCGCCTCAGCCTGCTGGCTGGCCTGTTGAGCCGCCTTGTTGGCCATCAGCGAGTCCAACGTCGATCCATAAGCGTCTGCCATAAATTTATTAGGTCTGATTGTTGTTCAGGGTTGATCAGTAGGGGCGGCCGTACATCGGCATTCCGTACATCATCGGATTGCCGTAGCCATAGGCCGGCTGCGGGTAACCGTAAGCCATCGGAGGAGGGGCCTGCTGCTGTTGCTGACGGCCTCCACCGCTGAGTCCGAGACCTCCCATGAGGCCTCCAAGCATGCCACCACTGCCGAGCATCCCGCCACTGTACAGGCTCATTCCGGTGTCGATGGCGCTGTTGACACTTGAATCAAGGGCGCTACCCAGCTTGGCCCACTTGTTCTGCTTCTCTTGGAAGCCTGCGAAGTTCGAGTTGTTCACGTCAGACAGACCACCCAGCTGTCCGATCTCGGACTGACGAGCCTGCTGACGAGCCTGCAGTGGGTTGAGCTCCATCTGGGCCACGTTCATCGGCAGCTGATTGCGGTACTGCATCAACCCCATCTGCTGGCCGACGTTCGCGCCACGCTCAGCGCCCGCTCCGGCGGCAGCCTGATTGAGGCCGCCGAAGATCTGCTGCGCAATGGGCGCACCAAACGCTCCAACGTAGCCGGCACGCTGCTTGTCCATGTAGGTGCCAGAAGCCTTGCCAGCGTAGCCCAAGCGAGAAGCGGCCATCTTGTCGGCCTTGGACATTCCTCCTCCAAGCTGACCAAGAAACCCTTGAAGCGCACCGAGGTCGCCTTCTCGGGCACGCTCGCGGTCACCCATGAAGCTGGCCTGACGAAGACCGCCAAGCATCTGGTTGGTTTCACCCTCGGTTTGCTTGTTGAGTCGGCCGACCTCACCAATCGCGGTTCGGTTCGCGGCAGTGTAATTGCCAAGGGCGGTGTCCGCCTCTTGACGATACTTGTCCATGCCGCCAACGGATGTGTCGATCTGGTCCTGAAGACCCTGATTCTTGTTCATCCGCTCCATCTTGGAGCCAGCGAATGCCCCGATGATTCCACCGAGATTTGAAATGCCCATAGCGTGTCCTGTTCTTTGAGTTAGTGAACCGCCGAAGCGGTGTTGATGCTAGAAATAGTCTCCGTGTGAAGATCTCATTGAGACGCTCATCTCGTTTAGAGAAGACGAACCGCCGATCACAGGGTTTCGACTGGAGTTTGCGATCATCAACCGGAACCCAATCTGCGATCCAGTCCTGAAGAACTGGTACGTTGCGATGCGGTTCGGCCGAATGTTGTCGGTCGCCATCTGGCTCTCGGTCTGTGAAGACAGTCGGTCGATCTTGCGAGGGTTTGAGGTCTGCCAGATCAACCGGTGCGGCTGAGAGCCGTACCCAATGTCCACATGCAGTAACGCGGCGTTGATGTCAGGCACGTCCGGGGCGTCGTACTCAACAGCGATACGAGAGATCGTCTTGTTGTTCGGAGTTCCCATGTCCTGAGAGTCCGTCTGGATCAGAGTGGTGTAGCCGTAGTCGGCGTAGTTCACCACGGTGGTCGGATGGTTCGTGGTGGTCCACGCCAGGCCTGACCGATTGTTCGGGTCGGTGGTGCAGTAGGTTCTAGCGTAGACATCAGGCGTGTACTCTTTCAGACACTTGTCCTGAGAGGAGGCCATGATGAACTTGTAGCCGTTGCCACAGGGTGTGCAGTCCGGCTCCAAGCTGGGATTCGCATCGATCTTGGCGCACAGCGAACCAGTAGGACTTGGAGGCAGCTTGTAGTCCTCGGTGGTGTTGCGAATGCAGGTCAGGCTGGTGTCCAGAACGAACGTGATCGGAAGCGGGTTGCCCTCACCGGGAGTCGGCTCTGGAAGACATGCGCCGATATCGGCCAGCCACCGCCTCACATTGGACTGATAGCTAGGCAGGTGCGAAACGAATGATGTGAAGCCAGACTCAACCAAGCAGGCCTTACCAATGTCCATCTGAAGGACCAGCGACTTGGAAGGAACCGTCTCAGCGTCAGGAGCCCACGAGAACCACACCATCCGCTCGGCCTCATCGTAGCCACCAACCAGCAAGTGACATGCACCGCGGTTGATCGGGCCGAAAGCCGGCAATGACGACGTGGTGACACCGCCAAGATAGTCGGCACTGACGCCGTTGTAGATCGCACCGCAAGCACGGTACAGCCAGTCGAGGATTCTCGGGCTGCGGTCGAACTCACCGATGACGTAGAGCGTGTCCTCTCCGCCGTAGACGTGCAGTTCTCCCAGATTCACGAGGCTGTTCTCGAACCTCAAAACTTGAGGGCCTCGATAGACCTCGCGGAAGTTGAAAACCTCGTCCCCGCCCACCAAGTCCACGTTGTAGATGGCCTTGTCGGTGTAGACCCGGAACTGTGCTCCAAGAGGAGCCATCGCAAGCACCCGCTCATCTTCTCCGAGGTCGATGTAGCCGGCCAAAGACTCAGGTCCAGGCACAAAACTCAGCGGATCGTTGAAGTCCGACCAGAATACACGGTTCTGGTAGACAGCGCCCTCGCTGATGACGTTTCCAACGAAGACAAACCCGCGCCAAGCACCAATGGACCGCACTGTGGTGATGTCCATGGCCACGAAGTCGTCCAGAAGCTCAGCTGAGTAGCCAGTGGTGGGGTCCGCAGGCTTCTCCCACGACCACCAGTACGGCTGGTCCATGCCATTGGTGAAAATCGTGATGCCACCCATCTGGGCGTGCTTCCATCGCGTCTCAGGAACACCAGCGGCAGGCACTTCGCCGCCTAAGCCGCCAATCAGGAGCCGCCAGTTGCCGTCCAGACCGGTGTTTGAGTAGAGGCGAGAGCGCGTTCCAGCCAAGAGACGGGTGTCTCCGCTTTCGCCACGCATGTGGGCCAGAAAAGTGATGTACTCAGGTGCGCTCATTCACAAACGATTTGAGTGTTGGTGGGCGGAAGCAGGCTGCTGTCTTGTGCGGTCTGGTTCCAGACCATCAGCTTGTCTGAAACACCACTGTCAGTGAAACCAATCGCGTCAGCAGGCGCACACCCGTACGCAAACACGTTCTGGTTCGCTGCAGCGTTGGTGTTTGAGTACATGCGGACGGTCTGATTGCCTCCAGCCTGGATAGAGTTGTACTGGAGATCAACGTAGCCTGGAGAACCGGTGGTTACAGCGTCGGTGGTACGTGTAGACACGCGCCACAGGTAGCCAGTCCACGGAACGAACGAATGAACATCCGGCGGGACGATCGAAATCGTCGGGAAGTTGGAGATGGTTGGGATGTAGGCAAAAACGGTGCCTCCAGTGAATGAAACCGTGGCCGTAGGAGCCACTACCGATCCCGGGTTTTGAACCGCAACGGTAGCGCCAACAACCGAGATCACCGCCGTGCCGCTGATCACACTCGGAGACACCGTGTTGGTCAGCAGTTGGTCGTGCAGATCCTCGTTTCCGGCAGGAAGCTCACCAAGAGCAAGCGGTCTCCAGCCGCCAAGACGCCTCAGACGGCCTTCCCGATCGCTAATGGCATTGACGACAAGGCGGAAGTACCCCTCGCTGGTCTTTCCAGCAGGGGATCGCAGATCAAGCGATACAGCATTCAGCTGAATGCCGGTCTCTCTGACACTTCCGAGTCTCTTCATACAGTTCGAGTGGTGCGCATGATGAACCAGATGGCCATCGAGGGCTGAAACACGGAAACACCAGCAGCAGGGGCAGCAGCTTCGCCGTCAGAAATGAGTCCTGTGGTGGCAGCGTTGCCCGTATTCGAGAAATTCCCGTTTCCAGACAGGCTTCCGTCACCCTGAAGCTCGTTGTAGTGGTAATTTCCCGGGAGCGTCCACTGGCGCATGATGAAATCGAAGTCGTTGTTACCTGCATCGATCGATCCAGCCGCCGCACGGCGTCCAACACCATGGAAATGAGGCTGAACAGGCACCTGATTCGATGCCAGTGTCACGCTTTCTGAGCCGAAAATGTCCCCGTTGTTGCGCTGAGTGAGCGCGGACCCAGCACCAGCACCAGAAATCACGCGGCCACGGAGATCCGGGGTGCCATTGGTTCCGTCGCAAAGTCGCCAGAACGGGAGTCCGGTGTCTCCAGTGGGCTTGCTGAGCTCAGCAACAGCAGCTTTCACCGCAGCCTCCGTGTCCGACATGTAAAACGGCATGATCACGTTGGGAGGAGGAAGGAACATCGACTTGAAGTCAGATGTAGCGTTGCCAGCGTCATCAAATGCCCAGTCGAACCACAGCTTCATCTTGGACGACAGCGCCAGAAGATTGGTGATCCGGTTGCAGAAGCTCTCTCCAAGCGTCGCTACAGTGAAACTACTGCCTGTGATCGGCGAACTCATACTCACGGTGGTACTCCGCACATACTCAAGCAGCAAGCTGGAGTCGCTAAATGAAAAGGCCCACCCCCTTTCGAGGATGGGCCACTGGCTTTGGTGTTACCTGTTAGTTGGCAGACTCACTGGTAACCGGCTCAGTCCCAGTGGGGACCGACGAGACGAGTGTAGCAAGAAGTCGATCGAATCCGATGACAGCGCCCTTGGAGGCAAGCAGGTTCTGCTGCGCCTGATTCAGCTGCTGGGTCAGAATGTTGATGTTCTGCTCAAGCTGCTGGATGTTCTGGAGAACAAGCTCCCGCTCAGCGTTGATCTTAGAGGCAAATTCGTTGGTGTCAGCCATGCGGTTTTAGGTGTACAACACCGGCCTCTCAGTGTCAAGCGGTCGGCAGCGGAATCAGAGTCAGGCCCAACTTCTCGGCCACCTTCTCGTAGAGGTAGTTGTCATCAGCGCCCCAAGCGGTGTAGTCGTCACCGGAGAGGGTGATGTTGCCGCTCATCAGGGCCGGACCCCAGATCGGGGGCAGCACCTGACCATCCGGCAGGGGTGGGATCTCGGTGACCTGACGAACCTCGTACTGGGCGGTGCAGCTTTGGAACAGCTGGACGTTCGCGTACGGGATCGAGATGGCGTTTGCGGTTTTGTCCAACACGGGGGCCGGTTGGATCTGGCGGTAGTTCGGTTGCATATTGTTACAAGTTTCTTAGCACTTCGGGAATGAAGGCGTTCAGCTTCTCCGGTGTATCGTACTCCGAGAGATCGATCAACGTCACGTCGCGTAGCGCCTTCTTCTTGGTAGCGATGGCGGTCGTGGTGGCGGTGTCCCCATCCTCAAGAGCCCGCATGAACTGCACGTCGAGTGCTTCAAGCAGCGGCTTTCGGAGTACACGGAACTGCTTTCGCTTGAGCTCATCGGCTGCAGGCTTGCTCCAGATTACCGCGCCACTGGGGGTCAACCTCCATGCCTCGAAGAAGAGGTTCATCCCACTGAGACTTGCCGAGTCCACGATGAACGACGGTCGCACCGATCCATCTGGAAGAGTGGGAACGTCCTTCTGCTGTATCAGCGCAGCGATCTGGGATTCCTGCTCTGTACTGGTGTTCGGTGGATAGCATGGTGTTGCCACGCTGACCCACCCATCGTCGTTGGTGTAGATGATGACTTTCATTATGCGGCTATGAAGGCGACGCCAACTGAGATGGAATCGTAAAGCGCAACGCCAGCAGGATATTCGCAGACAACGCGGCAGCTGCCAGCCGCTTTTGCGCCGCTTCGGCGAGGAACAGCAACCATTACGTTGTAGTTGCTCGCGCCCGGGCTCGGGGTGTCAAGCTGTGCGGTGCCTGCGACAACGTAGTTCGCGGTGCCGAGCGAGCTCGAGAAGTTCACGGTGTAGTCGCCAGTCGCGTTCTTGGTGATGCTTGAGACGTTGAAGCTCGCGTTGGGGCTCTGTGAACTCGCGAAGTTGCCGTTGAAGTCGCACCATGCCACGACGCGACCGCCGATGGTCGTCGTCAGGTTTCCTGCGCCTCGACCAAGTGTCAGTGTGCCAGCTGAAATGCCGACCGATGTGGTGTCGCGGTTCTCGTAGTAGCTCGCGGCTTGACCGTTCAGCTGTGTTGAATTTGTGGCCGTGGTTGCCGAGGTGGCAGATGTTGCAGACGTAGCCGAATCAGCAACCCGCGCAGAATCGACTCGAACGCCGTACGTATTTGAACCATTCCAACCCATCAGGGTTGGGTAGGTTGATGACCAAGCTATCTGCGCGTTGGTGTTGTTGACCGATCCTCCGGCTGGCGACGTAGAGTTGGAAGCGTCGAAGATCGTGTGGTTGTTGCCGTAGTGCTTCCAAGCCAACTGACCGACCACGGCTGAGATCACGCCGTTGGTGGACCAGTTGGTTCTGTTGGTGCTGAGATTGGTTGCCGTAGCCGCGTTGCCACCAATGCTCAAACTCGGTGCGCTGGTGCTTCCCGCGTGGAGCGCCTGATTGCCGCTGATCAGGACAGAGGACGGCATTCGGACGGTTCCGCCGCTGCTGCCGTCCACCGTGTTGATGTAGAGGTCTGCCCATGCGCTTAAGGCGTTGTTGTGGGCGAAGACGCCTGCAACGCTTCCGTATGTCCCAAGGAACGCCGACCTATCGTTGGTCGAGTTCTTGGAGAGAATGCGTCCGTACCATGCTGAGCCGCTTCCGTTGTGCTGATTGACGATCGCCTGATCCGCCGCTGCCGACACGCTGGTTGAGCTTCCAACGATGTTCATCGTCTGGCCGCTCAGCATGCCCGCCAGTGTGGCCATCGAGAGCGCCTGAGGAGCCTGAGCGACAGACGCGCTGCTATTTCCAAGAACCGTAGACACCGCGACGTTCTGGATCTTCGCGTACGTCACCACGGAGTTGGCCAGCTTGGCAGTCGTGGAGACCGCGCCGTCAGCGATGGCGTTTGCAGAGCCAGAAACGTCTGCGTATGCTACCTCGACAGCGTCAGGCGTAGCTGGGCTCACCTTAAAGCGCCATCGATTCACGGGTCCGTTGTACGTCAAAAACCCGAAATACGGGTTTGCTGAGTCGTAGTTGTACGAAGCGTCCGTCGAGTACAGACGTTGACTTCCTTGATTTGCGAATCCAGTGATGCGGACACCCCACGTACCGGACGCCCCTGTGCCAGTCAGTGTTGGGACGTAGGAGTTGTAGTTCCCATCGTGCAGTACAGTTCTCCACGCCGTGAAAGACGAGTCCACGCGCCTTCTGAAGTAGAACCCGTCCGAGTTCCATGGCATCGCTATTTGAGAAAAGCGAGCACTGCTCCCTATCTCGATGGTGCGGTAGTTCGGAGAGTTGTCAGGTGGCTTGGTTCCGCCGAACGCACCGTCGTACTGGTAGAGCCCCGGAGTCGATACGGTGTCGAGGCTCTTGGACTGGTAGGCAGCTGTGCCGTAGGCGGGGGTGTAGCCAATGACGCTGGAGAAGTTACCCGCGTGAACCACCTTGTATGCGTTCGCAGTCGCGTACAGTTCGCCGTCTTGAGCAATGTAGGCGCGGCGAGTCCCCTGACCTCCAGCCACGCCGGGAGCCCCGGTGGTGTTCCAAAACTCTGTGTACCCGTCACCCGTGTTGAACCTCATGTACACGCCGTACGCCAGACCACTTCCTTGGCGTCCGTAGTGTTGGCCATCGATGTGGATGTTGCCGCCGATACCGGTGTACGGGTACGAGATTCCAGGCTCAGAAGCCCAGAGTGTCAGAAATCCAGCGTTCGCACTGTTGTCGTTGTTGTCGTGGTTGTAGTGCAGCTGGAACCGCGTGGTGCTGTGACCTGCTTTGATCTTCGTTTGGCCGGTGAGCGGGTTGCTAACACCAGCGGTGATCGGCAGTGCGTACTGAGGGTAGTTGCTTGCGTGCAGGACTTGGTTGCCGTTCTGCTGAATGGAAACCAAAGAGTTCAAAGCACCGCTTGTCAAAGACATCAGCAGTGAAGAGGCGGCAGTCCTCCAATAGAATGAGTTGAAATCACCGTACCAGCCAGCTGCTGATGCGTAGTTCCACATGTACGTGTTTCCGTACGCATCGTCAGGTCGATACCCAGCATTCCCTGCGGCATTCGTGATTGCCCTGACAGAGTCATTGGCGAACACGATGTCGCCGGTCATTGTTCCACCACTCAGCGGAAGGGCGTAGCTGGAGTAGTTGCTGGAGTGCAGGTACGCCGACCCATCGCTACGCATGAGGTTTCCGTTCGCGTCAGGGTAGACGTGAGAGGTTGTAGAGCCCTCGCCGTAGATGCGTGTGCGGCCACTGCTGGCGTTGCCGTAGCCGATGAACATGCCATCGGCAGGGCTTGCAGCCGAGTTCCGCATGACGCGGAAATTGACGTACTGGTCACTCCCACTCGGGATGCCAGTGGTCAGCATCGCGTAGGAGTTGTAGTTCCCCGCGTGTAGGACTTGGTTGCCGTTCTGGGTAACCGCACCGACCACGTTTAACGACACCGGCATCGACACCGCGCCGGACGCCTCGATGCTGATCGCGTTGGTGCCAGTGCTTGATGTCGTTCCACCAACATCTATCTTCAGTCCACCGTTCGCAGCGCGGAGGATGCCATACTGATAATCCGCCTCGGGCGGTGCAAAGAACAGCAGCCTGTCACTTGCGTTACTCTGAATCTGTAGCGCAGATCGCCACGCTCCAGCATACTGACCGAAGTTCAAGGCGCTTTGACCACTGCGCTTGATAATCACCGAACTGGTCGAGCTACTGGACCCAGTCGTGTCGATGGAGATCGTTCCGGTCAGTGCGCCTCCAGTCAGGGGAAGGTAGCGCCCGTCCAAGCCCACAGTCAGGTTTCCTGCTGCTCGAGTCAGCGTGAGCGTTCCTCCCGAGAAGCCCACCGCAGTCGTGTCTCGGTTCTCGTAGTAGGAAGCAGCCTGCCCGTTCAACTGGGCCGCACTTCCGCTGATGCTGATGCCCCAAGTTCCCGTGTTCGTGACGACCTGCGTGCCGCCGATGTAGTTGTTGTAGCTGCTGTGGAACCCCTGAGGCGTGTTGATCAGGTTGAGCAACTCCCCGATGTTCGCGGATGTTCCAGAAACATCGGAGCCAGCAGCGTTCTTAATCGCGAACGTGGCGTTACCTTGAGTGGTAGCGGAGGTGAAGCCAGAGACAGAGCGCGAGGTCGTGCGCACGTAGTATGTCTGGCCGCCTCGGACGTACAAAACGATGCCGAACCAGTTTTGCGTGCCACGCCAGATGCCGAGCACTGAACGCTCAGCGTTGTCGTAGCAGTTGTGGAAGACACGGTAGAATCCGGTCTTATCAGACCATCCTTGGCCACGAGCCTCACCGTGCAGGTGGTCCATGTTGTACGCAGATCCGCCGCCAAGGTCCGGCATCTCAAGCGAGAATCTGTGGTGCCAATAATCGCTTCCGGGGCTTCCGTTAATAACGATTGGGTAGAAGTTCGCGGCAGACTGCGCCGTGAGATTGACCGTGTAGACGCGCTCAGGGAACGCGAGGTAGCCACCCTCACTCAGCGTGCCGGTGATCGTGAGGTTGCCGGTGATGGTGCCACCTGCGATGGGGAGCGCGTAGGAGCCGACGTTGCCGGCGTCGAGAACAATGTACGCGGTCGAGTTTCGCGCCACGTTCAGGCCTGTCGCGGAAGTCACCCACAGCCCGCCGGTTCCGATTGTTGGGTCAGTGGTTCCGACTCCTCGAGACGTTCCAGTGATGCTCGCGCTGACGGTGTTTCTGAACGTCGCAGTGCCTGCATCAGTGATGTAGAAGTCGAACGCGCCTGCAGTGTAGTTGTAGAACCCAATACCAGTCGCAACAGTGCCGCTGTTGTCACGCCCGAACCACCACTTGTTGGCTCCTGAGTCCTGAAACATGATCGCTCTCTCGGTGTTGGTCGCACCGTTGATAACGAGCATTCCGGTTCCATCGGCAGTGCTAGAGTTGGTGAGCGTGATTGCACCCGTCATCGATCCACCACTCAGAAGCAGGTAGCGGCCATCGAGGTTCGCGGTTAGGTTTCCGGCGGCGCGTGTGATCGTCAGGGTTCCGCCAGAGAATCCGAGAGCCGTTGCGTCCCGGTTCTCGTAGTAGCTGCCCAGCTGGCCGTTCAGGTACTGCGCGTTGAGGTTAGATACGAGCGTAGTGCTCGCGATCACCAGAGGCGCAGTGCCAGTAGCAACCGTACTTGTGATCTGACCTGCAAATGAGCTTGCAGCGGCAACACTGAGATTGGTGAACCGCTGAGTGTAACCGCCAGTGGTTGGCAGGTAGATGGTTCCAGTGGTCGATCCGTTGGCGGGGGTTCCGGTGACGTAGGTTACAGTGCCAGCACCCTGACTGATAATCTCAACGATGAAGATGTGGTTGAGCCAGTCTGCGATCTGTCGGATCTGAAGCTCATAGACTCCAGTGGCCGTCTTTACCGCCCGCACGTAGTCAGCGACCGGGCCGAATACAAGAGCGTTGTCAGCGTCGTTCAGCACACCTCCGCTTCGCCTGCACGACACGAAGAACGTCATCGGCTTGCAGTCTGCCATGGAGCCGAAGTTGGTGTTCGCGTCGATGACCTCGACTTTGAATGTCGCTGCCGAGTAGAGCGCGGTTCCAAACGTGATGTCCGCGATCTTCTTCCATGCAAGATCTTGAGCTCCACCGTGGAAGAGGCTGTAGACAGGCTGTCTGTTTCCGAACGAGACTCTCGCATTCAGGGCCACGTTGCCGCTGAATGTTGCTGTCGTTCCAGTGAGTGCGCCCGTCAGCACACCGCCCGTGAGTGGTAAATATCGCCCATCAAGGCTAGTCGTCAGATTACCTGCGGCTCGCGTGAGCGTGAGAGTGCCACCTGAGAATCCGACAGCGGTAGTGTCCCGGTTCTCGAAGTACGACCCATGCTGACCGTCCAACAGGTCAGAGTTAAGGTTGCCTACGACCGTGGTACTCGTGACCGACAGAGGAGCGGTGCCGGTGGCGACGGTTGAGACGAACGATCCCGGCGTCGTGATGTTGCCGTTGAGCTTGTAGATCGTGACGTTTCCGAAATCAGCCGTGATGTTGAAATAGCTGCCGCTGGCATCGGTTACACCGAGTTTCCAAACGGTTGACCCGGTCGTGTAGAGCCTCAGAATGTCTGAAGCGGTTGATCCGTTGACGGACAGTTGGCCGGTGATGGTTCCGCCAGTGAGTGGGAGAGCGTAGGAGTTGAAGTTGCCGCTGTGGAGAAGCGACCTCCATGTCTGATTTACGTTGTTCTGCTTCCGACGGAATTGAATCTCGTCATTGAAGAAGTCTACCGCGATGGTCGCCGAGTAGTACGTGTCGGCGTCTCCGTGAGAGAGCCGGAGAGCGTACCACCAGTTGGTGTTGGGGTTAAGGGTCGAGTTGCCGCTCAGCTGCCAGTACTGCAAAGCACTAGCCGCACTGCCAGTGTTGGTTGTGAGTGCGGACGATGAACCGGCGTTCCCTGTGATATCGATGCTGTAGCTGCCCGACAGGCGTGCGCTCGGCACGGTGCCAGCATTCAGGTTGCTGGCATTCTGGTAGTAGGCCCCGTGCTGCCCATCGAGCAGGTCGGCGTTGAGGTTCGTGACAGCAGTCGTGCTGGCGATGACAAGCGGTGCGGTTCCGGTAGCAACAGTGCTAGTAACCTGACCGCTGAACGACGCGGTGCTTCCTGACAGCTTGCCGACAACAACCGTGCCGGTTCCGTTGGGGGTGATCTCGATGTTTCCGTTCGCTCCATCGTAGATTCGGATGAAACCCTCGTTCGCAGAGCCCTCGTGAGTTCTGAGTGTCAGGTCGCCAGTGCCTCGAGTTGCGAGCGTGGCGTTCGTGTTGTTCGAGCCAATACGGATGTCCGTCGAGTTGATGTGGACATGTCCGGTGCCGTCAGGAGTGATCGTGATCGGACCATTCGATCCGAGGAGGCTGGTGAGCTCAGTCGCTCTGAGCGTTGTGAAGATGCCAACCGTTCCAGTCAGCGTTCCAGTGAGCGTTCCGCCAGTCAGTGGAAGGTAGTTTCCAAGCGATGATGCCGCCGCGTAGTACGACCCGTGCTGCCCGTCCAACAGGTCGGCGTTGAGGTTGATCACCAGCGCGGTCTGATTGACCGTGAACGGGGGAACCCCCGCTGCCGTGACGATCTGCAGTTGGCTCTCGAACTTCATTCTGGAGATGGATTAGTAGCCGACGACGACCCAGCGATATGTGATTCCCGAAGCGGGAGCGACAGCGAAAGTGAAGCGAACGGTGTTCACGTCGAATGTCTTGGTGTCCACATACACTCTGTCGTCACTGGAGTCGAACACTGAGACGACGACGTTCTTGGTGTTCAGATTGTGGGTGGCGCTGAACACGGTGGTGCTCGCGTTGCCGGTGATCGTGCCAGACACCTGAGCCGCCAACTGGGAGTTCAGGTTCGGCAGCGAATAGGTGCGTAGCGTGGTGCCGCCAGTCGTGAACTGGGCGTACTGGGTTCCAGTGCCGCCGTTCGCGCCGGGAAGCACTCCGGTGACAGCACTGCCGCTCGCAAGGTTGATCGCACCGAAACCAAGCGCGGTGCCAGCCGAGTCAACACGGAGCACCTGATTGGCAGTTCCCGAGATCGCTCCGCCGTTAGCAGCAGACGGGCTCGAATTGCCAAACACAGACAAGCCGGCGATCTGCTGAAACTTGGCGTATGTGACCGCGTTTGCAGAGATTGTGAGACCACCTGCCGCAGACAGCGTGGCGTCGCCCGACATGCCAACGAATGTCGGAACACCGCCAACACTCCCAACAAGCAGTTGTCCAGAAGTGGGCGCAGCGGTTTGGCCCATCGCGCTCGCACCGCCGTAGAACACCCCGTTAGTGGTCCACGTCGAAAGGCCCGTGCCGCCATTTCCAATCGGCAGGATTCCGCTGACGTGATTGGTCAGCGTGATCTTACCCCAGCTAGGAGCAGTGCCGACACCGCCAGAAATCAGCGCGTTGCCAACAGCCACGCCAGCCAGCTTGGAAAGCGCGTTGGATGCGCTGGCGTAAAGGATGTCGCCGATGGTGTACGAAGACTGGCCCGTGCCGCCGTTGGCTGCCGCAAGCGTTCCGACGATAGCCGAAGTCGCACTAACATCGATTGCACCGAATGACGGAGCCCCACCGCCCGCCGGAACACGGAGAATCTGGTGGGCTGTGCCTGCCCCGATAAACCCGATCGTGGTCGCTCCAGTGGCGTATGGGATCGTGTTCGCCGTGTAGTCTGAGTTCTGGGCGAAATGGAACTGGGTTCCGTTGAGAACCATGCCGCGCCCGGCCGTGTAAGAACCAGCGCCAGAGAACTGAGTCCAGTTGAGAGCGGTGGTGTCGAGCGCGACCGGCGCATCGGCCGTCATCACCCAGCCGGTGTCCTTGTTGACCGTGCCCTCTTCGATAAAGGTGAACGATCCGGGGCTGGCATCAGCACTGGTGTCGAAATCGCTGGCGCGGGTCAAAACCCAGGCCACGCTGTAACTGCCAGCATTGGTGACCGTGTAGATGCCGTTTTCGCTCGCGCCGTTTCCGCTGGTTTCGTTCTTAACCAGCACCCGGTTCCCAGCGGCAAGCGTAACACCGTCGATGATGAGCGGCGTCAGGCCGCCCGTCATCGTCTTGGTGATGTTGTTGTAGGTGCCACCGAGATCAGCGGTGGTGGCAACACGACAAGACGCCTTGGGATCAAGGCCTTGAGCGAAACTCTCGACGAACTGGCGGTTGGCTGCGTCAGTTCCAGAAACAGGGTCGGCGACGTTGGTAATCAGCTGGCCACCGAAAGACACAGGGCCAGTCGGAGCACCCAATTCGGACAGCAGGAAAGTGCTCTTGGCTACCGCAGCACCAACACCACTTCCGTTTCCAACGATGATCTGGTTGTTCGCGAGTGTGATTTCCCCAGGAACAACTGAAAGTGACGTGACGTTGAGGCTGATCGCCGCCGTCCCATCGAACCCAACACCAGCGGCCGTAGCCTTTCCGCTGATGGCGATGTTACGAGCATTGGTGAGCTTGTTTGCTTGAGTTGCCGTGCCATCAAAAAGCGTCGCGGTAATAGTTCCGGCTGAGAACCCGCCAGAGCTATCACGAAGCACCGCGGTGTTAGCGGTCGCTTGGGTGTCCATCGGGTAGATGGCCCGCCAGTTAACGCCGTCGCTCCAGTTGAGCCGGTTGTTCGACGTGTCCATCCACATCGAGCCTTTCCCAGTGCTCGCTGCATACGGGACCGTCGGGCTGTTGTGGATCTGCAGATTAACAATCTGCAGGTTCGACATGTCTAGGATTGAGAGAAACTTGGGCATGGCAGTCCTAATTTAGATACGCGGTTCCCGACACTTCTGCGTAAAACGTGACCACGAGAGAGTTTGAGTCAATGTATCGAACGTCCCCATAGAAGACGTTCTTGGACTGATCAACCACGGTGACTGATGGGAACCACCCCAGCCCGTGATTGATTGTCCATGAAGCCGATGCAACACCCTGAGTATGGATGTACCTCGCCGACTGAATGAGCGACTCAACCTCGTCAACCGTAACACCGCTGTCGGTGCTGATTGAGTCGATCTGGTTCTGGAGGTTGGTCGTGTTCGACACGATCAACTGGTTCAGCGAATCGATCTGAGAGTTGATGCTGGCGACCGCAGACTGAATCGCGCTTGAGATTTGATCGGAAACGTCGACCGCCTGAGCCTCGGTGACCGCAGTCGACTGCTGAGTCGGAATCGGAAACTGAGCCTGAAGGCTGATCCGCCACCGGTTTACGGCATCTGAAAACTCCCTGACGGTGGCATCATTGAGCTTTTGAGGGAGTTGCGGAAAGTCGGGTATGACAACGTCGGCAGTACCCAAGCCGGTATTGGCACCATTGCCCCTGCCAGGGGTTGATGCCAACCGCTTGATCAGGGTTGCCTTGGCGTTGGATGCCATGGATCAAACACTACTGAGAATGTCTAGTGCGACAACACGGAGTCGTTCCATGAACTTGGACTTGGTGAACTTGAACGACATCTCGTAAGACCTTGTCGCCTTCTCGTTCAGTAGGGAGCGATTGCTGTACGCCTCGCGCAAGGCGTGAATGACACCGTCTCTGGATGGCTTGCCTCCCTGCCCAAATCCGAAGTACGGCTTGTCGTCCGGTGCTTGGACCATGGTGTAAGGCAGGTGCCACGATGTCTCTGGAGTTGTGAAATCAGCAGGCCCTCCCCACGGGACGATGATCGACGGCCTTCCGGTCGCCATAAGTTCGCACGCCGGGAAGTTCCACCCCTCCAAGCCTGACAGGAACACGCCGCAGTGGTGCGCCCCAAGCATCTCTTCGTACTTGGGTCGCGTTAAAGTCTCTCGAGACACAGTGATTCGATCGTCTTTCGGGTCCAGCTTGTAGCAGTCGTTGCTACTCTTGATTGTCAGTCTGACATCACGCTCTCGAGGGAACGCCAGCTTGAAGCACTCGATGAGTTCGTCCATGCCCTTGCGTGCTCGAACACCATTGTCTCGGCCGATAGACACGAACTTGAACACGTCATCAGGAGGCATTGGTGCCCATGGCGATTCACCCCATAGAGGAACCGCGTGGATCATTCCACGATACCCACTGGACCTGAAGACACGGACATTCATCTTGCATGGCACGATCAGAGCCCTTGCAGACATGAACCCGGTTGCCGTTGGTGGAAGCTGAGTTGGCTCCCACATCGTGAACCGAATCGGTGACACCGAGACGTTGGTGGGGTCTGCCAGAACTATGTCCGGGTAATCGAGCGGTGATACATGCACCGCATTGACCGCTTGCATGCAGGCCTCAGCAAGTCGGCCGTAGCCGGTGGATGGGTCTGTCGCTGGCGTGTAGAACCTCAGAGGTCTACCAGAGAGTCGTGCATGGGAAGCTAGAGGGGGCCTAACATTGACCGTCAGCATACATCGGGAGGCATAACCTTGGGGCTGCGAACCGCTTGCTGAGCTTTGCGGCAGTCGTAGGCCAACTGTGAAATCGCGCTCGTGTACAGCGAGTTTGCGGTTTGGTAGTCGCTCATGTCTTTGGTCTCTCGGCGGGCCACTTGTGCGTCCAAGTAGACCTCGACCGCCTGCATGACATCGCGGCTCTCAAACGTCACCGGTATCACAGTAGTGTCGATGAACGTCCGCTGAATGCCGTTCCACTCAACCACGATCTGCTCAGTGCTGTCGATCGATGGAAACACGTAGACGGTGCCGCGATTGATGGACCAGTAGAGGGCTCCAGGTCCGGTGCGGAACCCCTTGTCCGTGCTCACGCTTCCAGGTGCGTAGATAGGAGCGCCAACAGCATCGTTTGGCGCATGAGGGGTCATGCCGTAAGCGTCACCCGGAAGACAGCAGCGGTAGCTGTGGATCATGTCGAGCATTCGCTCGTGGTCCACAAACATGGCCTCAACCGGATCGCAACCTCCGTCCAGTGCAGACGTGTAGATGCGCTCAATGTTGCCGTCCACGGTGTCGAACGTGCTCGCACCGCAATGGAACAAGGTCGACGACTGCCCAATGTAGTCCGCGTGATTGGTTCGCAGGCACGGAATTTTGGTCTGAATGTCGATGAGCGCATCCTTCACGGCCAGCTTGTGAACGTGGACAAGGTTCTCAGCCTCGCCCTCGGGGAAGACGGCAGTGCTGATCTGGGCGTAATATTGAGAGAAGTTCATCGTACAAGCCTTCCGCGCTGAGCCTCGATGTCGGCAATCTGGGCGTTCAGCATGCTGATTGTCTGGTTGTCGGTCGAGAGAATGGCGCGTTCTCTGATGCTTCTGATCTGCCCAGCAAGCACAGAGTCGAACGTCTGGTAGGCGGCGTTCACGGCAAGGCTAGACTTCCTGGCCCTGTTGATCGCGAACAGCAAGGCAAGCATTCCGATCGCCATCAGAATCAGGTTAACACCCAGCGGAATTGAAACCGATTTTGCAATCGACTCGGTGGTCTTTTCCTTGTCTGAGGCATCCACGTTGGACGAATAGTGAATCTCTTCACGATACGGCTGCTGAGCTTGAGTCTGAACTGTTTGAGCAGTTTCTTTTGGAACCACCGGAACCGCAACCATTGCGACCGGAGGTGCCTGCGGAATCTGTTCCGGCTCTTTCGGAATCGTGACACTCACCTTGTTTCCAAGTCCGCCAACGTGAAACTCCGTAGCGGTTTTGGGGTCAGGCCTCTGTCCTGTAACGATTTTGGAGAACTGCTCGGAACCCTTGAGCGTGGAAGCGGCGACCTCTGACGTTGACGATGTGCGCTTCGCGGTGCTTGGCACCAAAGCTCCACACCCGGCAATGAACAGAAGCAGTGTGATCAGAAACGCTTTCATCAGTCGTCTATTGATACACCAAGTTGGTTCGCCTTGGCTCGCAGTATCTTGAGCTCAGCCTCGATCTTCTTGATGTTCACCCGACTCAATCGGATGGCGTAGAAGCTCGCACACATTGTGGCCACCGCAGCGGCCATCTGAACCCAGCTTGGTAGGCTGAAAATGTGCGAAACAGCCATGGCGACCATCCCGCCGATGGACATGGCACCGGACTTGGCTGCAACGATGTGGTTGGCTTGAATGTCGCTCATGGGATGTGGCTGGTTTAGCGTTTCAGTTTTCCGACTGTCGGCTTTGAAACCTTGACCTCATCCGGCGAGGTGGATGGCGTTTGATCAGCCTGCTTCGGCTTGTCAGACGCGGGAACCACGGCCGCAGCAGGATCGCCTGACTGGAGTTGTGCCTGAGCTTGAACCGCCGCCAGAGTTAGACCCTGTCTGGTTAGCGACGACTGCAGCGATTTCGAGGCGTTCTTTTTTTTTAACTCCTCGTCGTAAACCTCTTGTGTCATCTCCCAGATTCCGCCGCGCTTTTCGCGGATTCGGAGCTCGAGTTCTGCGATAAAGACCGCGTCCTCAGTGGCCAGAAGACCGATGCCGGCAGCGCCCTCGATGAGCGGGACAGTGCGCCCGTCGGCCGATTGGATGGTGTTGTAAACGAGAGATTTTCCAAAGTACCGCATGGCGAGATTTTGATCAGGGTGTTGAGAGCCGCAACTGAAAGTCATCCAACAAAAAGGGCGGGTGAGCCGTTAGACCCACCCGCCCAGTGCATTCACTGATTAGACGTAGTACGAACCGTTGTTGGTGCTGTTGCCGATCGGGGCAGCAGGACCGAGGTTCTCCAGCACGAAGCTGGTGGTCTCGGCTTCCAGAACCGCCGTGTAGGTGGTGCTGGTCAGCTTGGTGGTCCGGCTCGGCACCTTCATCACGCAGGAGTAGCTGTCATCCACAGCGGCAAGCTGCTTCAGGTCGCCAGTCTTGTTGGTGACGCTGTTCGAGTCGATGATGCCCTGGTAGACATTCTGCCAGTCGATGGCCCACATCATGCGGCCAGCGGTCTCGAACCCAGCAGCCTTGTGAGCGGCGAGCATGTCGTCGAACATGCGGTGGGTAACGATGCGGAGCTCGACCTGCGGGTAGTCGAGGGTGAAGCGGTAGAAGCGGAAGCCGAACGGCCCCTGCTCGCCACCCTGGTTCAGCTGCATGGTCAGGCGGAACACGTCGGAGCCGTACTTCGCCTTGAAGTAGTTCACCATACCGATGATGAACTGGTTCGCGTAGAACGAGTCGGTGAAGAGCTCGATGATGTCCGCCTTGGTGCCGGCAGCCTCGCGCTCCCGCTGGAGGCGGTAGAGCGTGTTGAACAGCTTGTTCAGGTCGAGGGTGTCAGCCTCCATGTCGTACACGCGACCGCACTCGCCCAGCTGCTCGTAGATGCCGGTGGCGTTGGCCTTGCGACCAATGCAGCGACCGTCCACAGCGAGGTTCAAGGAGCCGGTAGGCACATTGATCGCCGGGAGGTTGTTGTAGTTCGCCAGCGTCTGGTTCGCGTTCAGCGGCTTGTTGAAGAAGAAGCTGTTGGCGTGACGGCGCTGGAAATCCTCAATGATCTGGCGGTTGAGCTCAACGGTCTCAACATCACCAAACTGCTTGAAGAACGGGTTGGAGTCCCGAAGCGCCGAGAGGTACTTCTGGGTGAGCTCGTCTTCGCAGATCGAGTACCGGGTGGTCTCGATCCAGAACGGAAGCAGCTGGTTGTTGTTGATGCCCGGGATCTCAGCGCAGTGGCTCTCGTAGTCGGAGACGTTGGGAGTGCCGCGCACCACAAGACCGAGGAGGGCGTCAGCAGCCAGACCGGCTGGGATCTTCGCCTTGGCCTGAACCGCAGCAGCGTTGCCGGAAGCCGCAAACACGGAACCAGCGTTCTGAGGGGTGACAGTGATGCGAACGAACGCACCATTGCTGTCAGAACCAGAGCTCACATAAGCCTTCACGACGAACGCGAGGCGGTACGTGGTGTCGCCGACAGCAGGATCACCCGAGCCAGCGTTCTTGCCGGACACGAAGATCCGAAGACCATTCGGGAACCAGCGAGAGTCGGCCGGGATGGAGCCCTGCGAGTAGATCTTCAGGTCGAGATCAGCAGTCTGCGACGGGGTAGTACCAGTGGCAGCGACCACGCGAGCGGTCCAGTACTCACTGTTGACCTGACGCTTCCGGCCCATCTTGATGAAGGGCGAGAGCTCCCAGACACCACCAGCCACCTGCTGCACGCTCAGGCGCTTGCCGCCCATCACGCGCTTGTTGGCCTGGAGGAAGTCATAGAGGCCGTTCTGGCGGACGCCGACAGCCTTTCCCACGAAGTCCGCGGCAATCAAGTTGCCGAGAATGCGGTAGTTGGTGTCGTTCGATCCGTAGATCGACGCGAGATCACCGGACGTGACGACCTTGGCGTCGCACGCGGTCACAGCGCCACAGGACTCAATGTTGGTCCCGATGGCCGGAAGACACCTGCTGAACAGGTTGTCGGTAGGGGTTGCAATAGGCATATTCAGTTATTCCTTTCGCCGCTTATCTTGTCACTAGATTGACCTGTTTGTGAATAGGTCAGTCGATTTTGTGTTTTACAATCACCGCTGCTCTAATTTGCGCAGAGAGCCGTCACAATCCGATACTCTGCCAAAACGCTTTAGGGAGACCGTTGACGTTCCCGTTATCATCATTGCCAGCATCAGGCTGAGACACCTGAGCCCTGACACTCGGGGCGCTCGACTCGCGCTGCTGTTTTTGCTCCACCTTTTGTGAGGTTTTGCTCTCCGTTTTCGTGTAGCCCATGCGCTTGGCGAACGCCTCGGCCTTATTTTCAAGGTCAGCCTTGATTCGGCTGGCCTCGTATTGGGCTGTCTTGATGATCAGCTGGGGAACCAGCTCCTCATCTCGCACCGTGTAGTACTTGGAACGCTGGGCGGCAGGCATGTTTGCGTAGTCGCGCATCGTTGAAAACTTGCGCCCGTCTTCCGCCACAGGACGCTCTTCACGCGGAACTGACGACAGCACCTTCTCGACGTGCAGTGCGGTGTTGACCAGTCGCTGAACCTCGGGCGACTTGTTGCTGTACCCATCCGGGTTGTTGATGACGCGCACAGCGGCATCGAGTGCGGGCAGACTCCACTGTTCGACCGTAGAGACAGCCTCCATGGCAATAGGGTCGTTCTTGATCTCTTCAACCACCTTGGCTCTGTCAGTGGCGAACGTATCCACGAGGTCAGGCCTCAGAACCTCCAATAGGCTCTGGGATGCCATCTGGTCAACCTGCTGGCGCATTGGCGCAAGCTGGGCCTCAGCGCGTGATCGGCGGACCTCTTCGATGTCTTGGCCGTACTTCTTGGCGAAACGCTCCTCAGCTTCCCTGATCGCCTGCTCTTTGATGATGGAACGCTCAGCGTTTTTCAGGTGGCGCTCGTCAACCTCGACGGCGTTTTGATCAACGAAGTCGGAGTGCTCCTCGTCTTCCCAGTCGAACTCGACACCCGGGTTCTCCTTGCGCCACTTCTTCTCGTAGTCCCGTTCTTTCTTGGAACTCTCGAGGAACTCCTTGGCGAGATCGCGTCCCTTGTAGTCGTTCGGGTGCAGCTTCTGGACCTCGCGAAGACGGTCAACCTCATCACGGAACTCTTCAGGAACCTCGACCTCTTCCTCTCGGCGGGCCGCCTCCTGCTTCCGAGCGTACTCAGCCTCGAGCCGGCGCTCTTCCATCTGCCGAATCGTTTCAGCGGTCGCCTCCGCGGCTGCCTTGCTGGCCATCTCGGTGATCTTCTCGGCCGAGATTTTGCGACGCGGTTTCGGATCTTCAGGAAGATCTTCGGATTCCTCCTCGCTTGCCTTGGGGGCAGGCTTCTCAACAACCTTCTGCTCCGCTTTCGGTTCAGCCTTCTTTTCAGCCTTCTTTGCGGGTTTTTTCTCCTCGGGCTTCTTCGCGGGAGGCTCCTCATTTCCGGGCTCCTCGGTAGCCTTTTGACCATCTTCGGACTGCTGCTGGTTCTCCTCACCAAGCAGCTTGTCCAGCAGCATCATGCTCGCCTCTTTGGCGGCTTCGTTCATGGCTGCGGTTTCGGCCGGAGACTTTTCGGCCGGTGCGCTGCGGGCAGCATTCATCTGCCCGAGTCCTGTCTGGTCTGCGTCTTGCGACTGCTGTTGTTCAGTTGTCATGCTTGTCCGTGATATGCACTTCTGCGGTTTTGAACTGGTATCCCTCTGAGGACACTGTTGCGAGAATGTCTAAGCACGTTTGAATACGCGCTGCTTGGGTGAGTGACTGAGACGCACGAGTGTCCAATCCCGCTTGGGCGCGGATTGCATCAGCATTTCTCGTGATGACGTTCGATGCAGTTGCCTGCAGAACAGCTACCTCAGCCAACAGGGCCTGCCTGAGGAGGTAATACTCCGGGGACAGGAGCCATTTCTGGAGCTTGCCCGACTGGGTAGCCTCCAGCGACCTGACTTGGACTTCCAACATTGGGATCTTGCTGTGCCGACTGGATTATCTGAAACAGCCTGACCAGCGCCTGACTCTGTTGATCCTGCTGCTGGGCAAGCTGTTGAATTGCCTGTGTGGTCTGTTGCGACTGAACCTGCATCGGCTCCACCAGATTGGTCCGAAGACCCTCGCTGAGTTCCATCAGCTTTCCGTCGACAATCTGGCTGGCCATCTGAGCCAACTGCTCCTGTATCTGCTGCTGCTGAGCAGCCTGTTGCTGCTCTTGGGCCGCCTGCTGTTGCTGAGCCTCCTCGGGCGATGGTTGTTCCTGTTGAGGCTGAACACGCAGGCGGAAATCTTTGGGCGCACCGCTGTAGACGAGCACCTGATTGAAGAGGTCGACCAGCTGATCGAGACCAGCCGCTTGAGCGAGTACCGGGTTCGCGAAGATCGACTGGAACGTCTGGATCATCGTTCCGGCCAACTTGGAATCCACGATACGATCAGCGCCCTCGCGATCACTCGAGAAGCCGTCGACCCGGAGGGCGTCTTTGCTGCCGCGAATACCAGCAGTCGTGTTGCGACCCTCAGGCTCATCCACCTTGAAGCCCATCTTGTCGAGAGTCTGCTTCTTCACCTCGTCAACCTCAGCGACATCAGCAAGCACCTCGTCGTCTGAGTAGGCCAAGAAGGCCTCGTAAAGGAGCTTCTTGCGGGCCTTGATGGCTGCATCGATGAAGCTGCCGGTAAGCTCCAGCCGGTTGCTCGTGTTGCTGGCGATGATCTGAACCTCTTGTGCCGTCTGCTCGTGAGCGGCAGGAAGTCCAACCTCCTGAGGCGAGAACCCGAGTACGCGCTCCATCATGGAGAGCAACTGGTTCACGCCGCTTGCGATCTCGCCAGAAGAGCCTTGAGGCAACTGGACAGGCGTGAACGCGTCACGCTCAGACTGCTGCTGCCAGCTGAGTTCGCGCTTGGAATACGGCACGAACGTGACGCCGCGGTACTTCTTCTCACCGAGGTTGTTGATGATGTCGATGTACTTCTGATCAACGACATCCGAGTTCCAGAAAACGATGCGCTCCAGGTTCTGCTTCACCGTCAGAATGTACTGGGTGAGCATGTTGGACAGATGGTCCTGAAACGGAAGAATCTCCAGCGCGAGCGAGGAGTTTCGGGCGCTGCCCATGTCCGCGTCGTAGAGGTAGGCAACCAGCGGGTTGTAGGCCAGCGGTACAGCATGACTGACAGTGTGAGATCCAGTATGGATGAATCGCATCCACACGGGGTTATCGTAGTCGAACAGGTTCCACTCGGACGGAATGAGTTTCTGGAAGTAGCTGACCACCGTAACACCCTCGTCCTGGTGGTTCGTCGTGTACCGGTAGGCCTCGCGAATGCGATCCGTGTCACCGGCTCCAGGGCTAAACGCCGTGGGGTCCGGGAACTTGAGCATGCATGGGTTGATCTCGCGGTAGAAGTTGTACTTCGACTCAACCCAGCTTCCGTATTTGAACTGGATGTTTTCGGTGTTCCAGAACTGCTTGTTGTTCTTTACGTCCTTGTACCGAAGCACGTTCCAGAAGCCGGCGTACTCGATCCCGGTATCGGTGTTGGCAGTGCTCAAACGACTGTTGAGGTCGTAGAACATGCGGCTTGGGTGAGGGATCTCGAAGCGAACACCCTCCTTGATGGTGCGCTCAATCTCCTTCTTGTTTTCGATGTAGATCTGCTTCTCGCGGTAGAAGTCCTCAGCAGGGAAGTTCAGACAGACGCCGTACTTGAGCATCTGCAAGATCGATTGGCGCTCGTCTTCGCGATAGCCCATTTCCTGAACCATGCGCTGAATGCGGCTTGTGATGATCTCACAGCGCACACGGTTCTGCATCGTGGTGGACACCGGCTCGTACTTGTAGAGCGGGTAAATGTCTCGATCGCTGAACAGCTTGGCCCAGCGCATCTTCGTGTACGCCTGAACCAGCGGTACGAAAATGTGGAAGAAAGTCGGCATGTCCAGCTTCATCAGCGGCTTGCCGTCTGGTCCACACTTCTTGGTGCCATCCGAATTGCACAGCGGGAGCAGCATGTTCGACAGCCTCGACGTGAGGCCCATCGACTTCATGGCGTCCATCACCTTCTCCGTAGAGGTGCCCTTGGAAAGCAGGCCCTCAACGAGGGTGTAGGTAATCTGCCGCTGCGAAGCATCAAACGCCTGGTCGATCGCGTACCAAGTCCTAGCCTCGTTCAAGTTGCGCTGGATGCCCTCGTCGATACGCGACGAGTTCATGTCGATCAACGCCTTGATCTTGTCGTCGAGCTTCTCGGCCGTGAACTTCTTCTTGAGTTCTTCGACCGTTCCGCCGCGCTTCTTGAGGACTTCGAGATCGACCATGTGTCAGGAGGTTACTTCTTCTTAGGGCCACCGATCATAATGAGGATGCCCATGCCCTTGCCCTTCTTGCCGTGCATCATGGGTTTGCCTTTCGGCTCGCCCTCGTACTCACCACCCTCGTCTTCTCCTTCCTCATCGTCGAGCTCGTATTCGTCCTCACCCATGTGCCCGCACTTCTTCACGTCGGTGAGCTCGCCAACGATTTCAGTGTCAGACTTGGAGACGACGGTAAAAGTACCGTGGATCTCCATGGTTTCTCCCTCTTCGAGCGAGTTGATCGATTCGTCGAGGCCGTCCCGCTTGAGTGTGATCGAGTCCATAGATGGCGACTTTCGATGGAGGATTTCCCGCGATCCTGCTCTTTTACAACCGAAAGTCGCACCGACCTTATGCAAGACACTCAAGGGCGGTGGTTGCCCGATCTTTCACCACGAGGGTTCGAGGTATTCAACTCGTATGCCAGATACCTCATGGTGGACGGCCCTCGTAAAGCGGGTAAATCGCTTGCGATTGCGCATCGTGTTGCACGCCACCTTTTCGAGAACAACAACGCCACCGTTGGCATCATTGCTAAGACCCTGAAAAACGGGAAGGTTGGCGTATGGTCTGACCTCACGAAGACCATTCTGCCTCAGTGGATGGACGCCAAAATCGGCATGAAGTGGACCAAAGAGCCCACCATGGACGTGGCGACCAAGATGTCATACGCCCGAGTCAGGAACGCCTATGGCGGCGAATCTGAGGTTCAGCTGCACTCTCTTGAAAACGTCTGGGAAGCATCAGCCAAGTTCAAGGGGACGCGCTTCTCGCTGCTGTGGCTATCGGAGGCTGATCAGTTCGAGGACCGAATCGTGTTCGACGTTCTGACTGACCAGCTGCGTGTCGTTGAGATTCCATACGAGAACCACCAGATCATCGCCGACCTCAACCCGCCTGAGAACGGAGTGAACCACTGGCTGGCCGGAATCTGGCTCACACGCAAACCGAGCGACAACGAGCAGTTTGAGTCACAGTTCCAGCGCATCCAATTCAGTCTCAACGACAACACGTTCCTAGATCCTCGGGAGAAACAAGACCTTATCAACAAGTACGCCTACGACAAGCAGCTGTATGCTCGTTACGTGCTTGGAGAATGGGTTGAGGACGTTAGCGATGGACATTTTGCAGACGTCTTCGTGCCGAGCACTCATGTCGTTGGGAACGTGACAAGCGCAACTGAGGATGACCACGAGATCATCGTGCCTCCAAAGAACTGCTTCGAGTTGTTTACTGGCTGGGACTTGGGTGACGTGAACCACGCCTGCTCGATCTCGTGCAAGCGGATTGGAGACGACGGAAATTCAATCTTCGACATCCTCGACGAGGCAGTGGTTATCGACCGAAAGGTGTCGATCGCTGACTTCACCGAGTTGGTCATGGAGAAAATGCAGTGGTGGGAGGATTACCTCAAGGACACCCACGGAACAGCCAACGTGCTGTGGCGTCACTGGTCTGACAACTCTGCTTGGCGATACCGAGCAGCCTCAGACGTGTATGACGAGCTTGTTGTGCGGCAGGTATCGCAGGGTAAGATCGTGCTGCACGCCGTCACAAAAGGCTCTGGAAGCGTGAAGCAGCGTATCGGACTTCTGAAGAAGCTGCTCTTCGATAGGCGCGTATTCATATCGGCCCAGCTGCACAACACGATCAAGATGGTCCGAGAAATGAAGCCAGGTCCAAACCGGGCCGAGCCAATTCGAGATGGAGACAAGAACAAGCACATCTTCGATGCTCTCACCTACATGCTCATCAGCGAGACACCCATGGATGTAGAACGACGGGCCATTACAGTGTCCAAGAAGCCGACGGTTGTTTTCACCCAATGAAGCTCACCTACTGCAACGATCGAGACATTGAACTGTGGGTGGTCAGCGACTCCGGCTGGTCCATGCCAGTCAAGTGTCATCACTGCGTTATGGACGATGTTGGTTACGTCCACGTCATCCCGGCAGTGCCGCTTGGTTTTGCTCAGTCTGGTGAACTGGAGAGGGTTCTGTCGTGCAGGGGTGCGACCACTCTGAAGTCTGGTTGGCTCTTGGAGGTTAGCTCGTTCATTCAGGTTGCCTCCAAGGCTGGAGGAATCACGCCAGAGTTCTACTACATCTGGGACGGGTGTCAGGCAAAGCGGCCTACGATTGAACCTGAGCAGGTTAAGCAACCGAAGCAGCCGAAGAAGACTCATTCATCCGACCCGTTTATCGATCACGTTGCGTCAACTTCAGGCATCAGCAAAGATCTGCTGGTCGTCTCATATTTAGCGATTGCCCAAGCGATTCCAGGATGGCTGCTTGCTGGCAACACGTTGAATCTCGGATCGATTCGGTTGGCCGCGGTTCCGTACCGCCGCAACTGGAAGGAGATCGTCCTTGCACGCTACCCAACACTGCGCAAGACGCTCATGGTCAGAGAACCCAAACGCTTGATGTCAATGGCATTCACGGCTGCATCAAGGATCGTGAGGTTGTCTGAATTGACGGAGTGCCGCATGCGTCGAGGAAACCCGCTTTTCTCCTGGACCGTCGAAGTGCTGCACAACTCAGACTGGGAAAAAACATGCGACGATGTAGAAGGAAAGGCATCCGCACAGCTTGGACCAATACCATACGTCAAACGCTGGGCTAACCGTGTTTCACAGATTGAAGATACCGTTTATGAAATCCTCTCTGCTCACATTCAAAAAGAGACTTCGCCGACTTGCAGAATACTGTGGCGTCGTGGCCAGCGGGGTATGCAGTTTGTTCAAGCATCTCCCACTGTCCTTGGCCCTGCCACGATTCTTGAATGCGACGAGGGCAGCGACAGCAGCGTTGATGATTTCCTCGGAATCGAGGACTCCGCGAAGTATCTGGAGGAAAAGGCTGAACGCCTGTTCAAAATGTCCGCTTTACAACAAGCGGATGAAGACATGCGGACACCACGGGGAGACGATGAAGCACCGGGATTCGGGTCGTGCAACAGTGGGGTGCTGGTGTTACATACCCCTCGCTGCCAAGTTACTGGACAAGGAGTGCTGGCTAGTGGAAATGAACCTCAAGACAACCTGGATCAATGACACCAATCCCAGCTGAACAAAACGACTCCCCTGCTCATCCCGCACGGCCAGTGGGCGGCAAGCCTCCGATCTCCATGGCGGTGGCTGAAAAGGCGGCCCGCGAGGCTGGGTTCAATATCATTGACGCCAAGCAGCTGAAGGCCGCCGGCATCTTTGGCGAGTTCGTATCTCAGGTTGGAGCCATTCATCTCGGCCGATCGAGACTTGCCATGAATCTGGCACGAACCGACAAGGCCATGGATTTCTGTGAATCTGCGATCGAGAACCGAGAGTTCCCTGATCCAGAATCAATGATCGGAGTGATGAAAGTACACGCGTCACTGATCAGCGAATCTAACAAGGCGGCCGAGCTTCTGATCAAGTCGGCCCAGCAGGCGGCTGAGACCGCCAAAGCTGAGGCTATGGTAGTGTTGCCAGGATTCGCTCCGCGTGCTCAGGTTGGCCCAACGCAGGTCAACGTGATGGTTAACGCCAGTAACGGCGCGGCCGATACTGTTGAAATCAAGGAGAACTGAACCATGCCAGCAATCAAGGGAGTCAAACGTCTTCCGTCCGGTGGCGTCCTCTATCGGGGCGAGCGGTTTCCCGGTTTCAACAAGCCCAAGGCAGCCCCTGCCGGAGACACCCACAAGAAACGGGTGCTCGCCAAAAAGGGCAACAAGGTCAAGGTCGTTCCGTTTGGCCACCGCGGGTACAGCGACTTCACTAAACACAAGAACCCCAAGCGCAGAGCCAACTATCTCGCTCGCTCAGGAGGCATACGCAACAAGAGCGGCGAGTTGACCAAGAACGACAAGTTCTCCGCGAACTACTGGGCGAGAAGGATTCTCTGGTGAAAGTTGCATCCAAGTCCAACCCGTCTCTCTGGAGCCGGATTGTCCGCGAGGTGAAGGCGTCGTCGAAAGGCGGCAGGCCCGGACAGTGGAGCGCCCGCAAGGCTCAGATTGCAGTGAGCCGCTACAAGGATCGTGGCGGTTCATACAAGGGTTCCAAGTCTCCGTCGAACAGCCTGTCCAAATGGACTCGTGAAGATTGGGGGACCAAGAGCGGCAAAAACTCCGTCGTCGGCCGCGGTGCCACAGGAGAGCGATACCTGCCGCGAAAAGCTCGAGAAGCCCTGAGCGACGCTGAGTATTCCGCAACAAGCGCGAAGAAGCGTGCCGGCATGAGGGCTGGTAAACAGTTCGTTCGCCAGCCTGATTCTATCGCTCGCAAGACCGCCAAGTATCGCGACTGAGCGACTCCGACTTTCGCCTCACACGGAAACCGTGTAGGCACCAAACGATTTATGGCTACGACCACCATCTACAACAAGGCTCTGGAGCAGATCATCTCCGGGACCATGACTCTCGCCACAACTCCTGCCGGATCGACGCCCCCTTACAAGGTGCTGCTTCTCGGATCGGGCTCGAGCTACACGCACTCCAAGGCTCACGTCTATCTGAGCGACGCGCTCGCTGCTGGTGCCGTGGAGGCGTCTGGGTCTGGGTACGACACTGGTGGCAAGACCCTCGGAAACATTTCAACCACGACCAACCAGTCCGGCAATTTCGTGCAGGTTGAAATCAACGACGTGCAATGGGGCACTGGTGCTGGCGGTTCCACGATCACCGCGAAAGGCGCGTTGATTTACCTGCCCACTGGGAACCCGTCCAACAGCCCGCTGCTGGCGTACATCAACTTCGACGGAACTGTGTCGTCCAACGCATCGGTGTTCACCATCGACTTCCAGACCCCTCTGAAGTTCCAGAACTGAACATCACATGGCTAACCTGATTGCGTTCGCGGGTTACGCCCGTGAAGGTAAGGACGCCGCCGCGACGAGGCTCATCAACCTCGGATGGGAGCGCATTGCGTTCGGTGACATCATCAAGCGCCAGATCGACTCGCTGGTGCAGCAGCATCTTGGGTTCTCGGCATTCACTGAGAACGACACCCAAAAGAAGCAGATCCGCCCGATCTTGGAACAGTGGGGCGAGGTGAACTACGACGGGGTGATGAAGGAGTTTTTCGGCTCTCTTCCAAACTACGCCGTGAACACCCGGCTGGTTCGCCTGCGTGAGGCCAAAGAGTGGATCAAGCGAGGCGGCATTATCCTACGAATCCGACGCCCCGGAGTGGAGCCTGCAACCGACTGGGAGAGAACCCGCCTACAGGAGCTCTACGACGGAGGCGTGATCCACGACACCATCATCAACGACTCGTCGCTCGATGTGCTGTGGGACCGGGTCGGCCGCTTCGCTGCTGCTGGTGACGCATACCTCCAGACTCGTTAGGTGTTGACTCACGGTGTTTTACACCTACTCTTGGCTTGGCGCTAAGCTAAGTCATTCAAAACCATGTCTACACCACTGTTTCGCAAAGCAACCCGCGAGAAGGTCTTCCTGAAACTCGCGGTCACCGGTCCGTCTGGTTCCGGGAAAACGTACTCGTCTCTTCGACTCGCTCGAGGACTTGTTGGCCCTGCCGGCAAGATCGCCCTCATCGATACTGAGAATCGCTCTGCGTCCCTGTACGCCGACCGATTCGATTTCGACACGCTCGACATCGCTCCTCCGTTCGACAACGAGAAGTTCATCGAGGGAGTCAACGCGGCTGTCGAAGCTGACTACGGAGCCATAGTTATCGATAGTGCGTCGCACTTCTGGGAGGGAATCCTTGATTACAAGGACAAGCTCGATCAACGCGGCGGCAACTCCTACACCAACTGGAAGATTGCCGGCGACAAGTTCGGCGGAATCGTCAAGGCCGTGCTGCAGTCTCCTGCCCACGTCATCTGCTGCATGCGCTCCAAGATGGACTACGTTCAGGAGAAGGACGACCGAGGCAAGACCCAGATCAAGAAGGTCGGCCTGGCTCCGATCATGCGTGACGGAATCGAATACGAGTTCACCACGGTGTTCGATGTGGCGCTGAACCATCAGGCCGCTGTCTCCAAGGACCGCTCTGGCCTCTTCGTCGACAAGATCTTCCAGATCACCGAGGAGACCGGTGCGCAGCTTGAAGCGTGGCGTCTGTCCGGTGGTGAGCCTGTGTGGAAGACGCAGTTGACCGCCGTCATCGGAGCTAATGAACCCAAGGCCAACACGTTCCTCGTGACGCTTGGGTGGATCAAGGAAGGCCAAACATTCCGAGATCTGTCCGTAACCAACGCGGAGAAGATCCTGTCAAATACGGCCGCCTTCCTCGCCAAGGCCACAGCCTAACCGCGATCACCCATGAGAACGATACTCGACGCGAACGGGCTGGTCCATGACGGCATTCACCATCTGCTGGACGAGCGGGTGTATCGAAACGACCCTGCAATCGCCATCTCAGACCTCAAGGAGATGTCGCTGTCTCCGCTTCACTTCTGGTCCAAGAAGTTCGGCGGATATCGCGCTGAGCAAACCGAGGCTCAGGAGATCGGAACGCTGACCCACCTTTCAGTTCTTGAGCCTGAGGAGTACGCCAGAAAGACGGTCCTCAAGCCGGCTGACGCTCCCCGGAAGCCTACTGATGCTCAGCGTAACGCCAAGAAGCCGAGCGAGGACACCATCGCAGCCATCAAGTGGTGGGACGATTGGAGTGCCGCCAATGCTGGGAAGACCGAGCTTTCTCAGGACGAATCGACCCAAATCGCCGGTATTACTCAAGGTGTCATGTCCAATTCTGACGCAGTTCAGCTGATGGATGACGCTTTGAAGGAGGTGGCCATGTTCAAGACGATCGTCGTCAATGGAACAACCATCCGAATCAAGGGCAAGGCTGACATCATCTGCTCAAGCGGTGGCAGCGATTCGGAGGCGATTGCGGACCTCAAGACGGTAGACCGCGGATACGCAAACCCAGACGACTTCTCGTACTCAATCAAGAAGTGGGGGTACGCACAACAGGCAGCGTGGTACATCGACCTGTACAACATGTTGACCGTGACCGACGATCCGTTCACCAGTGATGTAAAGAAGAGTCGGTGGGTCTTCATTGTGGCGGAGAAGTTGCCGCCATACGTGTGCATCACACTCGAGCTCGATGAGGACTCGATTGAGGTGGGCCGAGCCATCAACAAGCGGCACCTCGAAACACTCGCAGAGTGCTTCAAGACGAACGTCTGGGAGCGTCCTCTAAATGGAATGCGCGGTCGTGTATCCATTCCTGAATGGGCCAGAAAGAAGAGTTAACAAAAACCTGCATACGTTGTGGGCGCACTCAGCCGACCAAGAACTTCTGGTCGGGCAGGCCAACCTGCGTTGAGTGCGCCCGCAAACTTTGGTACGCGCCCAAGTGTAACGCCGATCCACGTCGCGGACCCAACTGGCCCATGATGGAGCGTATGTGGAAGGCCGGTCTTATCAGTTACCCACCTGAAGCATTCACCGATGATCCAAACCCCAAGTGACTACTGGCACATCGCCATCGACCCGGGAGCCTCAGGCGGCATTGCATGGAAGAACGGCGATGGGCCAATGACCGCGGTGCCCATGCCTCAGGAGCCGACTGACACGGTCAAGCTCTTGAGCGATCTGGTGCTGAAGGGTTACACCGTTCTTCACATCGAGCAGCTTCCGCGGTTTGTTCCAATGGGCGGTGGCAAGGGCATACCCGGCTCCATGGCCGCGGTGATGTTCGAGAACTTTGGAATCGTCCTTGGGGCCGCCATGGCCCTCGGCTACCGCATCGAGCGCGTTCCTCCGCAGACGTGGCAGAAGGAACTCGGCCTCGGAAACTCCAAGGGTCTCTCGAAGACAGAGTGGAAGAACAAGCTCAAGGGCCGCGCCCAGGAGCTCTTTCCAGGCATTCCGATCACGCTCAAGACATCGGACTCCCTCCTGATCTGGGAGTATGGACGAAGACACTGTTGACAGGCTGTCTGCGGTGTATTACAAGGTCAGTGTCCTCGGCGATCGGTGAGAGGAGAGTCGAGGGTGTTCAATAGGCGCGGTTCAATCACAGTTTTTTGCCCCACGTTTTCCGAGGTTTCGCTGATCCGCCCCAGCGATCTCTCCCCCTCGGACTACGTGGGGCTCTTTTTTCCCGTTCACTGAAACGGGCTGTTTCAACGACCGATGAAAACCATCATCCGAGTAAAGCGACAGCAGGGTGGATTCACCATCATCCCAAACGAACTTCTTCGGAAGAAGATGTCTCTTCGCGCCAAGGGGCTCCTGTGCATGATCCTGTCCAATATGGACGAGTGGGTGGTCACCAAGTCGTGGGTAACTGAGCATTGCTGCGAGGGGCGTGATGCCATCGCAGCCGTGTTCAATGAGCTCAAAGAGCTTGGGTACGCATCCCTTGAGGAAACAGAAACGGCCGCTGACGGAAGGTTTTCCAATCGAATTTGGACCTTTACCGACACTCCCACCGTTGACTGGAAATCCGCGCAAAACACCCCTTTATGCGCGGAAAACCAGTGCGGGTTTCCAGTAACTGGAAAGCCGTCACCTAAGAATACTATAGAAGAAGACCATAAGAAAGAGAGCGGCGGTGCCGCGAAAGAGCGCCCGAGGAACGAGCTTGCAGACCATCTGGCCAAGGCTTGCGGATCGGACGTGGCACGCATGACCGAGGGCGAGTGGAAGCGGGTGGGAGTTGCTCTGGCTGGAATCAAGAAGGTCGAGCCCAGTCTGACCAAGGAGATGATCGATGCCCACGTCGCTGGCTATCGGCGCATCTTCCGCGACGCCATCCTGACTCCGCTGGCCTTGATGAACAACTGGGGCGCTACAGCCCCAATGGCGCGTCCTGATGCCAAGTCCGCTGTCTCCACACCGGACGAGCTTAAAAACCTCGTGGAGCGGCTTTCTGGGCACGTGGCGAACCCTCGGCATGAGGCGATGTTCGGAGATCTGGTGACCGAAGCCCAGAAGCAGGAGTTTGCGGCCATGAAGGAGCGGTACTTCCAACTCAAGGCCCAGCTTGGGGGAGGCACCAAGTGAGAGAGCCTCCGTTCTCGCAAGAGGCCGAACTTGGCGTGATAGGGTGCTGTTTGCTGAACAACAACGCCATCGATGACGCGATAAACGGTGGTATCAAGGCGGACTGGTTCTACGATGTTCGATGCCATGACTTGTGGGAGATCATCATCAAGATGCGGGACGACCGCATTCCGATCGATATGGTCACGATCGCGAACCGGCTCAAGGGCGACTCATTCAACCGTGTCGGCGGGATTGCGTTCGTGTCTGAGGCGATGGACGCTGTTCCGAGCGCATCAAACCTCCCCTACTATCTGGACATTGCACGGGACAAACAGCGGGCCAGAAAGCTCATTGAGATCTCGCAAGAGGCCATAAACACGGCCTATTCCGGGGCTTCCAAGGTGGACATGGTGCTGGACAGTTTTGAAGCCAAGCTGATGGGGATCAGGAATGAGCACTCCGTTGACAGCGACTTCACCGCCAAACAGATAGCCACTTCAGCCATCGACCTCATTCAGGAGCGGTGTGCTGGAAAGAGCGACGCTATCCCAACCGGCTGGACCTTCATGGACAGAATCCTCAGGGGAGGGCTGAGGCCGGGCCAAGTATTCGTGGTTGCTGGTCGCCCGGGTGCCGGCAAGACGGCGTTCACCTTGAGTCTTTTGACCTCACTCTGCTCAAGCGGCGTGCAGACGGGGTTCGTGAGCCTCGAGATGAGCGCCGAGGAGGTGGGCATGCGAATGCTGGCAATCGAGTCTCAGGTGGATGTCGGGCGGTACGACGAGCGTAACCAGCCGAACGAGGGCGAGCTCAGGAAGCTGACGACAGCTACAAGTCGGCTTGCCCGTCACAAGATCATGGTCAACGACAAGCCCAACCAGACCGCTCAGAGCATCGCTGCCAAGGCGCGTCGCTGGGTTCGATCTTCAGGATTGAAGGTACTTGCGATCGACTACCTGCAGTTGATCACGGCCTCTGAGGGCAAGGAGAGGCGCGAACAGATCGATGCGATCAGCCGAAACATGAAGCTGCTGGCCAAAGAGCTCAAGATACCGATCGTGCTTCTGGCCCAGCTGAACCGCGCCATTGAGCGTGATGGAAACCGCAAACCTAGGCTCAGCGATCTGCGCGAGTCAGGTGCCATTGAGCAAGATGCTGACCTTGTCGGCATGCTCTACCCCGCTGAGCAACAGGACTCAGAGGCCACCCAATCTGGACCGAGGAGAATCAACCTGTTCATCGCCAAGCAACGGGCGGGGCAGGCAGGGGTGGATATCCCGTTCAGCTTCAGGCCAGAGCTCACACGATTCGACCCAACATCACTATTCGACGAATGAAAATCAGATCCTACCAAGAGCGCGTCTACAACTGGCAGCGCGATGTCGCAGCCCAGCCCGTTACGAAGACGCCAACGCAACGCGATCCCGAGTTCTGCAAGAAGCAGTTGGGGTTCGTGAAGTCCGAGTGGTATGACGAGTACATCATCCACGCCGCCACCTACAACGAACTGCTCAGTTCGGTTCCAGCACTGTTCGAGGAGGGTATCACCAAGAAGATCGACAACATCCGGGAAAACATCGCCGATGATATCGGAGACGTGGCTTTCACGGTTCTCGGCCTTCTTAACGCCTACGGCGTCATGCTCGACAACATCTCGTTCTCGAGATCAACCGACATGAACGTGCTCGCCCTTGAGAGGCGTGTCGACCTGTTCATCAAGGGGGTGGAGGACACGGACAAGCTGCAGGCCTCTGATGCCAAGGCGGTGCTGCTGGATCTGATCGCGCTGTCCACGTACTACTCGGTGCGATTCTGGGACGCTCTGGGCGCTGTGTGCGCCAGCAACGACACCAAGCTCTGGACGCTGCCGGAGGTACATGATAACCAGCTGAAGATCGAGAGCCTGAAGTGGACCGAAACCAAGGTCGCAGGCGTGACAGGTGACCGGTGCTACCGCATCAAGAATCAGGACGGGAAGCTGATGAAGAGCCCGTCTTTCACCGGGCCGGACCTCCGATCTGCCCTGATGCAATTCGTGTCCTTGACATGAACCATTCGGTGTATTACACCTTTCCACATGGCTGAAACACCAGACAAGAAGATCGACGTTTCCAAGATGGAGCAGTTCGATCCGCCGCATTGCCCGATTCACGGAGGCTCAATGCCTGTCATCAACACGACGCCGAACAACGGTGTCGACCTTCACGGGATCGCCGGCAAGTGGTGCGGAGTTTGCATCATCAAGGCGCTCGAGAAACTCGGGGTCCAGAAGTGCATCGTATGAATCCAGGAGACAAGTACCAGAGTGTCCACAACCCAAACACCGTGGTTGAAGTCGTGTGCCCTGTTGCCGAGTTCAGGATCGGAGAGGTCCGGCAGCCGTGCATCATCTACACCAAGAGGCAGCGGTTTTACGTGCGAACCGAAGCTGAGTTTCTCGCGAAATTCAGGCCGATTCAATCGGGCCAATGACCAATTCAGATTTGACAATCACACCTCGGTGTAAGACACCTTCCGAAACGAAGATGCCTAACCAACGAGGAAAATCTCAAGCACTGCTCGCAGTATGGATCTCCAAGCCTCAATTGAAGGAACTGGACAAGTCTTCCGCCTCCAAGCAGATGACTCGGTCCGAGTACGTCAGGCATCGCCTATTCCAAGCCGACGAGTCGCAGCAAAGCGCAAAATCGGCACGTTCCAAGCCGGTGGTCTCCGCGTTACGGCGTGGGTCGAAAAAGGCATGATCTGTTTCAGGCAGAAGTACAGCCGCAAGGTTGAGCGTATCAGCCTTGATGAGACATGGCATCATGCCATCGGCCAGTTGGAGATGCGCCTGAAATGAGCAAGACAATCTCCAGCGTGACCCGTCTTTCCCTCACTGGTGGTCGCACCGTGACGGTATGGCGGTCGGAGACTGGACTCCTCAAGGAGTACGAATACAACGACGTGATCGGTCACGCGATCATGTCGACTGGGATGCCAGTCCATAAACTGGCAGACAGCATTTTCACGAACCTCAAGAACATCCGTGCAGTCGAGGTTATCGACGGCAACGGACAAGGGGTTCGCATCGAGAAGTAGTTTTTGGGCGGTTTGCCCCGCCCGAAATTCACGAGTTCGGATCGGCTCCCGAGTGGGATGACCGAATCAATCCGGCCCGTGTGGTCTATGCCCCCTGGTGCGCGATGGCACTGGGGGGCTCTCCTCCCAACACCAGCAGAACCATGAAACCAAACCTGTACGCAATCATCAGCCGCCTAGTCCTTGACGGAGTTGGTCAAGGCATCCGCAACACCGAGAGTGCTGCGCCGTCAGTCCAGCCGAGAACTGTCGAGAACCTCACTGAGAACATCCACATGGCAGTCATGCGGGAGCTCACCGAGTACTTCACATTCAAAGACGATGATAAGCAGTAAGCCGATTCGTCTCCCGTTGGATGACATCAAGGGTGTTATCAACGATTTGAAGAGGGGCTGCACCGTGGCTGAGATCACGAGCAAGTGGCACATCTCAACGAGAACATTCTACAGGATCAAGTATCTCGAGAAGCTGCCAACCAAGGACATTTACACACGCGGGGACTCGCATTGGCCCTGTGTCCACAGCGAGGAGAAAATCCGAGCAATCGTCGCAGAGCGCAAGAAGGGTGTGTTGCTCAAGGATCTGTCAGCCAAGTACGGAGTCGCACAGAGCTACATCAGCAGCATTATGAACGGTCACAAAAGGGAGCAAACAAAATGGACGAGAAACACCAAGAAGAGTCGGAACTGATTCAGAGCCTGATCGAGAGCATCTCGGATAGGTTCGACACCATCCAGGTGTTTACCACTTCGCACAATCCAGACACTGGAGAGACGACCCACATCGCAATGGGCACAGGGAACTTCTATGCCCGCATTGGCCAGATTGATGAATGGGTGCGAATGCAGAAAGAGATCGTCAGGGAAAAGGCCAAACAGATTGCCGGATCAGAAAACGCTGAGTTCGGTCAGAACTAACAGCATCGAAACACGCCAAGAAACCACATGAAACTAGCCAGCATCGAGGTCATCAAGGAGATCGCACCTCACTCCAACGCAGACTCGCTCGAAATCGCCAAGGTTCTCGGGTGGCAGATCATCGTCCGCAAGGGCGAGTTCAAGGCCGGTGAGTCCGTCGTTTTCATCCCCATCGACACCATCCTGCCCGATGCCGAGTGGTCGGCGTTCCTGAAGAAGGGCGACAAGCCGATTCGGCTCAACACCATCCGTCTGCGCGGCGAGTACAGTCAGGGGCTGATCCAGCCGCTCTCGATCCTGCCTGAACACGTCCGTGGGTGGCAGGAAGGCGCTGACGTTGGCGGCGAACTGGGCATCAAGAAGCACGAGAAAGAGATTCCGGCGTGCCTGTCCGGTGAGGTGGCTGGAGCTTTCCCAACCTCCTACGCCCCGAAGACGGACGAGGACAACGGCCTGAGCCATCCTGATATCGTGAAGCACACGCTGTCGAAGCCGTGTGTTGCCACGCTGAAGCTGGACGGTTCTTCATGCACCATCGTGGTTGTCGATGGCAACATCACGCACGTCTGCAGCCGCAACCTGTCGCTCAAGGAATCAGCCTCGAACGGGTTTTGGATCGCTGCGAGGAAGCTGACCATCCCGCCGGGTGCCAACTGCGTCATCCAAGGCGAGTTGATGGGTCCGGGTGTGCAGGGGAACCAGTTGAAGCTCACTGAGCCGACGCTCTTCGTCTACCAGATCCGTGATCTCACCAATGGCAAATGGCTTCGATACATCGATATGGCTCAGGTGTGCCGAGACAAGTTCCAGTGCAAGTGCGTCCCTGTCGTTACCGTTACTGTCGATGAAACCATTGAACACCTGCAGAGCGTCGCCGACATCGTAACGCTGCCTGACGGCAAACCTGCCGAGGGAATCGTCGTTCGCCCAATCGATGGCGAGGCTATGGGCATCGGTCGGCCGCTGGGTTTCAAGATCATCAACCGCAACTACAAGGACCAGTAACCATGCCAACCAACACCACCGCACACGAGGACCGCGTCATTAACGACGCAGAGAGCGTCATCACCGGGAAGATCCAGTCCCTCATCGAGGTTGTCACCAGACTCGATGATGTCATCGACGAGAAGGACAAGGAGATCGAGACGCTGAAAGGGAAGGTCACAGACCTTGAAGGCGAAATCGAAGAACTGAAGTCGCAGATCTCCTCGATGAATGATGAGATCAAGAGCCACGGAGGATAACCATGGATACCCCTACAGAAACCCTGATCCAAGCGTTGCGGCATCTGTCCACTGACATCGAGTCAGAGGACGGTGTGGCCAACGCTGCGATTGCTGAGGCTGCCCAGCGTCTGGAGGAGCAGAGCGCGAAGATCAAGCGGCTGCGTGACGGCATCGCGAAGCAGAACCTCGAGATCGAGCAGACCTGCGGAAAGGTGCTCGACTACCCGTGGTTCAAGGACGACCAGAAGAACTTCCCCGGCGCGACCGAGAAGGACGGCGTGTGCGTTGGTGACCATGTGGCTGAGACCATCGCGGCCGAGTTGGCGCGGAAGTACACGGAGGCGATGGACCGCATCAAGCGGCTGGAGGACGCTGGAGATGCGATGGATGAATGGATGTCATCCGACTGGACTGAAGATGAGAAGCAGTTCCAAGAACAATGGCGCAAAGCCAAGGAGGCCAAGCCGTGAATACGTTGATATTGGAAGACATCGACGAAACCAGCACCGGAGCGAAACCAAGCGTTGCTGTTGTCAGCGTAAAAACAAGCTACTACAGCACCAAGCGAGGGTTCGCCACGACGAAGCGAATCGATTTCCTCAAACGCAAGAGCGACCGGGAGTGCGTCTACTCCATCAAAGAAGATGCATCCTTTTGCGGCACCGATGCAGTCATTGGTCGAATAATCAACCTGAATGATGTCAAGGATGGAATTTACCGAATGATCTTCATCAACGAACACCGCGACTGGGATTCTGGACACATTGAGGACTGGGACTACAAGTTGGTTCCACATGAGGAGACCAAGCCGTGAGCATTGAAGAGCGAATCATAAAAGTAGTTGAAGAGCCGCTTGGTCTATGGGCGGTGCAGCGCAACAAGCGCGAACTCCGCGCAATCGCTCTCGAAGTCAACAAGCTGGAGGACCGCATCAAGCGGCTGGAGGAGGTGGGGGATGCGATGGCTGCATGGCTGTTAGACCCAAGGAACTTGGGCGGCGGGTCGTCTATGGCTTCGCAATGGCGCAAATCCAAGGAGGCCAAGCCGTGAGTGATACCGATTTCATTGCATACGAGAACCACAGATTGACCATTGCAAACGCGGAACTCCGAAAGGAGCGCGATGAACTGGAGCAGCACATCAAGCGGCTGGAGGCAGCGGGGGATGAAATGTACAGATGGATAACTGTCAAACGATTATGTTCAATCGACTGCACCGAAGCATGGGACCAAGCCAAGGAGGCCAAGCCGTGAGACGCCTTCTGAAACGCATCAGGCAATCCTGTCGATTCAACGACGTCCAAGCTGCCGCTGTGCTCCTAATGTCTGTTTCGATGGTTATTGGGTACGCCACAGGTTCACGAGAGTTCAACCCGTGGGTCGCGCTTGCACTGCTCTGCTTATGGCCAGCAATGGCTTTCACCAGCAACTTCCTTGACCCGCTCCCATGACCTACGACGACCTGATCAAGGTGATGGATTTTGCGCCGTCACCACTGACCGCGAAGAAGACGCTTGCGGTCATAGATCGAGACCAGTCGCGCATCACCGGTTTCGTCCTGACTGGGAGGAACGGGGAGACCACCATCGTGAACTCCTCTGCGGTCAGGTGGCTGTCAGGGAAGGAGATGTGGGAGTTGATGCACGGGAATGGAGGTGGGGCGTGAGGCGGTACGCCATCGAGCGGCTTCCGCACATGCCGCCGAGAAACGGACTCCTGATTCACACGCCCAAGTTTTCCGTGCTCGCTGACACCGCCCCGCTCACGATTGTGAAGGAGCTTAATAGGCTGCTGGATAGGAACAGGGCGCTGGAGGCCGCGATCCGCACAACGCTCGACGCCAACCGGCACCTTGCCGACGGCGACGACTGCACACTGATTCAACTCAAGAAGGCGCTACCCGAGTGGGTTTAACCAAGAAGGAGGACATCGATTGAGCTACCATCAGTCAGGGCAACTGCCGCACCACCAATACTGCTACGTTGACGCAGCAGCTATCAGCAGCGGTGAAGGGTTCATGCCATGCGTCTGGTTCGGACTTGTCTCGATACCGGGCCGAATGTGGGGCTGCACGGTCATGCTGGAATGCGGGGCGGTCTACAGATCGATCCCGCCGCACCTGATGGCCTTCAACGAGAAGCCAGATGCGATCTGGACCCCGCAGCAAGCTCAGCGATGGGACTGCTACGGCAGAGAGTTCTCCACCATCGAGTACACCTACCTGCGCGGGGTCGAGTGCTCAGCGAAATGCGACGACCAGAAGCTGGACGGAGAGTACATCTTCACGGCAGCACCCATCGACGACGGGTTTTCGCGGCACCCATCACAGGCCAAGGAGTTCATGTTCATCAAGCTCTACAACGGGAGGTTGACGATCCAGCCGACCGACAAGGTGCTCTTCATGGAGAAGTCGTTTGTGGAGCCCCAGTGGCCTACGGGGCTCAAACTCTCGAACGAAGTGTGGTCTTGCGAGTGACTCCTTGAGATTCTAGGTCCATGGATTTCATCAAGAAAATCGTCCTTGAGCTCTGGTGCATGGCCTACGGCGTCGGCCTCTTCATCCTCGCGACGTGGCCGATCGCCCTCTCGCTGGGTGTATGCGTCCTGTTCGTTGCGATTCCCCGAAAAAAACGCAATCGGGCATCTTGACTCGGGATATTAGGTGTATTACACCTGTTCCCGCTACATGAAAGTTTCCTCCGTATCCGTCACAAAGTCGATCGTCACCGACAACGGTCGCGAGCTCACCCCAGACGAGCTCATCGTCTACGAGGCTCGGGTCTCGAACCCGAATAACCAGCACAACCACGATACCGGGCCGAAGCTGCTGCACTTTTGCATGCGCGAGGGCCACTGGTCGGTGTTCGAGCAGGCCGATCTGACCGTCGAGATCGAGACCAGCATCTCCATCTCGATGCAGATCCTGCGCCACTGGAGCGCACGGTTCCAGCAGTTCAGTCAGCGGTACGCCGACGTGCGTAAGCTGGAGACCATCATCGAGCCGATTCGGCTGCGTATGAAGGCGGCTGGCGGCAACCGGCAGGGCAGCGGTGAGGAGTTGGCCGAAGACCATCCGATGCAGGTAGTCTACCGGAACGCGGTACACAGAGCGGTCGGCGTCTACACCGCACTCATCGATGGCGGTGTCGCGCCGGAGAGCGCCCGCTTCGTCCTGCCGCTGGCCACCAAGACTCGGATGTTCATGAAGGGTAGCGCGAGGACGTGGATTCACTACCTCGACCAGCGCACGTCGCCGCACGCCCAGAAGGAGCACCGTGAGGTGGCCGAGGCGATCCGCGCTGAGTTCGCCAAGCATTTCCCGACGGTCCACGAGGCGATGGGCCTGCGGGTGAGCGAGGTCCAGTCGCTCAAGAACGAGATCGAACGCCTGAAGCTGGAACTGAACAACATGAAGAAAGAGAACGTATGCTGAACTTCGGACAAGCATTGGAATGGCTCAAGAAGGGCAAGGCCATCTACCGCTCAGGGTGGAACGGCAAGGGCATGTGGCTGCAGCTGCAGACGCCCGATGCCAACAGCAAGATGACGCTGCCCTACATCTACATCGAGTACCCCAAGGGCCACCCGGCCTACCCCAACGGATCGCGTGTGCCGTGGCTGGCCCCGCAGACCGACATCCTCGCCAACGATTGGGCCTATAACGCCTGACACCATGATCCCGAAATTCGTTTCGGGATCATCCCCTTTCGCACCATGAAATTCGCAATCGTCTATCATTCAGAGGACTTCGATGGAAAGCTCTCCAACGAGGTCTGCCGCTACTGGCTGAACCGCCTGCATCCCAACGCCAACATCCACTCCTACGGGTGGGACTATGGACGGCCTGTTCCGACTCCATTGCACAAGTGGTGGGATCCGAATGCGGGTGATCAATTCTCGAACGAATGGTCGCTGTACGACGCCATCTACATCGTGGACCTGTCGGTGGACGAGTTGATGGCTCGCACCGATCTCGACGAGAAGATCATCTGGATCGACCACCACAAGAGCGCCATTGAGAAGTGGGACAATCCGTTGGTGGAGCGGCTAGTGATCATGGGCTACCGCATCGACGGCGTGGCCGCATGCCGACTGTGCTGGCAGTGGTTCGTCAATTCGGCTGGCTATCTTGGTGTGCTGCCTTCCAAGCAGGACTTCATCGACCGCAATGTGCAGGAGCCCGCCTTGATCCGCCTTGCCGGAGAGTACGACATCTGGGACCACCGAAACCCGAATGGGAAGTTTCTACAGTTTGGTCTTCGATCGATTGATGATGCTGAGTTTCGAGAGCTTTTAATGGCTCAGTTTTTGGGCTTAGACGACCATCATTTGGCAGCCGTGATCGAAACAGGTGTGTCCATCAAGTCCTACTGCGACAAAATGGCTGACGAGTACAGCGCGGCATACGCGCACACCATCAAGTGGGAGGGTCTGACCTTCTGCGCCCTGAACATCGGGCAGCGCGGCAACAGCGACCTGCTCAAGGGCGGCATCAAGCCGGAGCACGATGCCTGCTTCGCGTGGCGCTTCGACGGGAAGCAGGTGCTGGTGAGCCTCTACCACATAGAGGGGAAGACGCACCACGACCTGTCGCTGATCGCCGTGAAGTACGGTGGCGGTGGTCACAAGGGGGCGTGCGGGTTCCGTGTTCCGCTGGTTCAGCTGAACAACATCTTGGCAGGAGGTGCCGTGTGAGCGAACTGACCACAGACAAGCTGACCGCACTCCTTCACCAGAAGGCGGACGCTGAGCTCAACCAGAAGCTGAGCTATCTCGACAAGTGCTGGGAGAAAGACGATGCATTCAAGGTCTACACCAAGTCGGAGCACACGAACGGTGGGGGCGTCACGATTCGCAATGATACGTGGATTCCGGGTCTGATGATCACCGTTCGCAAGGCGGTCTTCGAGACGATGCGCGACAAGAACCGGGAGCGGTACGTCGCGGAGTGGCTGTACAAGGTAAACCAGACGCTCGACGCGGTGAACAACCTGCATGGAGGTGAGCAGTGAGCGAGACGCCTCCATCAATCAAGGACATGAGCGACAAGGCCAGCATGCTCCTGACTGGACGGCAGTACGCGGCGATCCACCTCTGCGTGCCGGACAGCGGGGACCAGTGGCTGGATGACATGATCAAGAAGGCGCTCCGAGATAGGTTTGCGTCCGCTGCACTGCAGGGGTCGCTGTCACATCCGGCATCGCACGGAACCTTATCACAAGAAGCTGAAAGTGCTTACGCATTTGCCGAAGAGATGATGAGGAGGGGAGCGTGAACGTCTTCGACAGCAAGCGAGTCAGCAAGGCCGTGCAGAGCGGCATCAACAGCAGCCCAATGACCAGACGCGATGCGGGTGAAGCCCACCGAGCCGCCAAGGCCTACAAGCTCAAGAACGACATCACCATCTACAACCGCAGACACAGAAAGAAGACCGTATGACAAGACGACAAGCCAACCTGATCAGCTACATGATCCGCAGCCAAACCATATCATCGTTCCACGACGCCCGCCGAGAACTACTGGAAAGCTGCGAGGAGCAGAAGTCCGACGCCGCAGCGCCACAGCCGAGCGTGACTGTGACGGCAACCGCGAGCCAATCCGAGCCGGTGCAGCCCAGCACTCCGCAGCCAACTGGCTTCGACTACAAGAAGTCACTGCTGGAAGGTGAGAAAAGCACCACGCTCAGTATGTACATGGGTGCAGTTGAGAATGCGAATAAGCTGCAGGCCGAGGTCAAGTCTCTCAAGGAGGTGATCGGCTCTCAGGACGGGAAGATCGCCTCGCTGAAGGAGTCTGTTGAAAACAGAACCAAGACGATCGAGATGCTGAAAAACCAGATCGAGTTGCTGACGAAGCGGATCAAGGACGACAGAGAGCACTGGGATGGATGCCGCGAGCACAACAACGAACTGGTGGCGGCGAACGCCGAGATCTACCAGTCGCTGAGGCACTGGGGGCTTGAGCAGTCGGAACCATGCAGCCTCGTCAACAACGTCAAGCATGTCATCCAGCTGTGCGCCGAGCGCGGGAAGAAGATCGAGGAACTCAACGGCAACGTGAAGGCGCTCCAGTTTAACATCAACGTGATCAATGAGTCGAACATCAGTGATCAGGGGGACCTGAGGAAGCGCATCGCCGAACTGGAAAAACACGCCGCATCGCGTCAGGTGATCATCGACCAGCTGAATGCGGACCTCGCCTCAGCGAACACCGATATCGGGAATCAGGACAGGGAGCTCGCGGACCATGACGCGAAGTACCAGCGCCTGCAGCAGGTGTGCGACGATCTCCGACGCCGACGTGCGGAGGGCAGCGAGGAATCGCAGAAGCTGCTCAAGAAGATCGCGGATCTGGAGAAGGTCATCGACGTGCTGTCGAAGCAGCAGCCAAGCGGCGATCGTGGCACCCTGCGTGCAATCATCTCCCAACTGAAGAGCGAGAACGAGCTGCTGTGCGAGCGGATCAAGCACAGGCTCAACGAGAGCAAGACGCTGAGCGCCTCTATCCACAAGAGCCGCGAGCGGATCGAGGAACTGATGGAGACGGTCAACGGACACGCCGACGTAGTCGCGGAGAAGAACAGGTCCATCGAGTCTCTGAACGCGGATTGTTCAAGGTTGGCACTGGAAATTAAACAGAAGGACAAGGTCATCTCGGCGCTGAACGACCGCATCACGCTGAGCGGCGAGGCGATGACGATGTTGGGTGTGGACAACAAGAAGCTGAACGAGGCTCTGGAGACTCTGTCATCGGTTAACCAGAAGATAGCCGACAACGTCGCCAAGCTGCGGTACGAGAAGGATTCCGACGAGGCCGGCTACATCAAGAAGCTCACGGACAAGTCCCTCAGGATCGCTGTGCTGAAGAAGGCTGGAAACGACCTCTGCGCATGCCTCAAGCGTTACCACTACAGCGACACCCAGCAGCCCCACGTTGTGAGCGCCCTGCGCAACTGGGAGAAGGAGGCCCGGTGAAAGAGACAATCACCATGAGCGACGCCCAGCCAGCCGAGTACAGCATCATGGACCTGGTCAGGGACTACCGCGCCCACCGGGACAGCCTCAAACGCTACAAGCAGCAGCACTTCAAGAGCGGCACCAAGGTCCAGGTGGACAACACACGCCACCGCGGCTACGGCGAATGCCTGCCACCAGATGCCTCGCGCCCAGACCGGGTGGAGGTGCTGATGGAAAGCGGAGCAAGGTGGATGTTCGAGTTCGACCACGTTAAGCTCGTCGTGCAATGAATACCGGAGCGAGAGTCAAACTGTCATGGTACGAGGCTGCCATAGGCTCGTACGTGGGAATGCTACGCCAGCTTGCATCGCTCAAACGAGGACTCCAGCAATGCGCCGGCCATGAGGGCGCATCCTGGAACGTCCATCTGGAGGGGGCCAGTGGCGAGATGGCCGTGGCCAAACACCTGAACGTCTACTGGGGAGGGGGAATCAACACCTTCAAGGACGACGACCTCCCGGGCCTCCAGATCAGGCTCAGAACCAGACACGACCACGACCTGATCCTCCGAAGACAGGACTCGGAGAAGGCCATCTGGGTTCTCATCACCGGCACCTCCCCGGACTTCTGGATCAGAGGCTGGATCTACGGCCACGAGGCCAAGACACCGGAACGCCTCCAGAAGTACGGCAAGGACCGCTCAGAGGGCTACGTGATACCCGCAGAAGCCCTTCACCCTATCGAAACCCTCCCCGGCTACCAGAAGAGCCAGAAGGCGGCCTCCTGCGATAGCCCTGAGCCCACAGATGCCGGGTAAGATAGTTCGCTGCCCGGATCACCTCCTTCTCCCTCCAGGAGGGCCTCATCAGATGCAGTAGCTCGTGAATCAGCGTATCGAGCCTCTCGCTCTCGCACTGCTTGTCATGGATCTCGATCAGCCTCAGATCATCGTACGAGATCCCCCAGGCCTTATCCTTGCTGAGATCCTTCTCCACCACCTTCACTCTCACAGGATAGGGCATTCCCAAACAGAGCATCCCACAGCCCCGCTCTCAAGTGAAAATGCTTGACAGGTTTGGGGGATCCCCCTTTAAGATATCCCCCAGAAACCCTCGACCGTTTGAAACAGTGAAGGCCCGCGTCGATCCTCGACGGCCCTAGACGTCGAGGTAGTACATCCCCTACTGCTGCCCCGCATGCCAGGTGACCGGTTCGCTTAGCCGCTTCCAGCGGCGCGTTGTCTCGGCGGGAGCCCGGGTTCAAACGGGGTAATCGGCCAGAGAGTTGAGAAGGGGGGTACACCCATACCCTCACGACTTTATGCGCGAACCCCCGGTTACCCCCCCGGGGTGTGCGCATACGCGGGCACGCACGCACGCGCGTCACGCACACACGCGGTATTACCTCGCGTCGCACGCGTTCTTTCTACTGTCTTGGGGACTCCGGGATTGGGACCCACAATTCGGAG